CACTTGGCCCCCCACTTGGCCCCACACTTGGTTCCTCACTTGGTCCCTCACTTGGTCCCCCACTTGACCCCACACTTGGTTCCCCACTTGGCTCCTCACTTGGTCCCTCACTTGGCCCCACACTTGGCCCCACACTTGGTCCCTCACTTGGCCCCACACTTGGCCCCTCACTTGGTCCCCCACTTGGTCCCCCACTTGACCCCACACTTGGTTCCCCACTTCGTCCCTCACTTCGTCCCCCACTTGGTCCCACACTTGGTTCCCCACTTGGTCCCACACTTGGTTCCCCACTTGGTCCCTCACTTGGCTCCTCACTTGGCCCCACACTTCGTCCCCCACTTGGTCCCTCACTTGGTCCCTCACTTGGTCCCCCACTTGACCCCACACTTGGTTCCCCACTTGGTCCCTCACTTCGTCCCCCACTTGGTCCCACACTTGGTTCCCCAGTTGGTCCCTCACTTCGTCCCTCACTTGGTCCCCAACTTGGCCCCACACTTGGCTCCTCACTTGGTCCCCCACTTGGTCCCACACTTGGTTTTTATTATTAAACATATTCGCCGCAATCTGGCAAGCATAAGGAGAATCAACTAGTAATACAATCGGTTTTTTCAGTCCACAAAAATCATACATTTCGATCATTGAATCCTTTACTGACTCAAATGTGTTCTTTTCGAAAAGTTGATATTTAAAAACCTTATCCAACCATTTATTACGGTGAACTGCAATTTTCTGTTCTTGTTCTTTGGTTAATTTTTCTAGCTTTTTCATGTGTTTTTGATTTGATTTTTAAAACTATTCGAATTGATTTTAATATCCAAGAAAAATCAGATTTATTTTTCACCATCCGAAATGCACCTCGGTTTTTGTTCCAATCATTAGCTCAGTAAAACCCCAAACTAAAGCATCAACCCTGTCCGGTGACTTGTCATTATGTTTTGGGTTAAATAACACCATTTGATTTTCAAGCTCCGGGAACTCGCCAACATGGTAAATTTTAGACTGTTCATAAAGCCCAAAAATAGGCTCCGCCCTAACCTCTTTTCCTTTACTAGCTGTAACTAGCTTAATTCTAATCTTTTGGTCATGTTGCCTAATAATTGATCCAACCATGTCACCTCCTTGGTTTTTTTCAGCTACTATACAAACAGCATCATGCCTTACAACTGCATTTACAGCTATAGTAGCCCATTCGTTTGGGGAGTATTTCCCGCTCAAATCTTCAATTAGATATCCGTTTCCAACATTATCAATCCCTTGTACCATTATTCCAGTTTCATCACTGGTTGAGCTATTTGTAGTGGCAGGATCAATTGCAACAATAATCCTTTCAAGTTGAGGTTTCACCTTAATTCTATGCCTTTTTAAGATATTTTTATCCCAAAAAATACCAATATCGTCCATTGGAATTGGGTTTTGTTGATATAAGCTATTAAAAGTTAACGGGCTGGTTAATCTAACTTTATTAATCCTGTCAAAAGAGTGCTTCTCAGGCCATAAAGCCTCTCCTTTTTTTCTTGGATCATAATCAAAATCATTTTCTTTTATAGCTTCAAAAACAATTACATCCCAATCTTTATCACGCCTTAGAAGTCTTCCAGCCAAATCATCCTCGTGCCACCTTGTTTGAATTAATAATTGTTGAGAATCATTATGAAGTCTTGTTTCAAAAACATCCTGATACCAGCTCCAAAGGCTTTCTCTAATCGTTTCAGACATTGCTTCCGCCCTATCCTTTATCGGATCATCAATGATGCCTAAATCAACCGGAGTCCCTGTCAATGCCCCCCCACGTCCTACCGTTTTTAAAAATCCAGAATATCCAACTATCTCAAAAATCTCTGAATTTCTTAAATATGACTCAGAAACGGTAACCACATTGGATTCATTTAAAAGTGTTTTTGGGAAAATATCATGAAAAAGATCTGTATCGATTATTCTCTGAATATCCCTGTTAAATCTACTCGCTAAAGTGGCATTATAAGATGCTACTACTACTTTTTTATTAGGGTGAACGCCTAAAGTATATGCAGGAAATAAACGGGTAGTTAGTTGTGATTTGCCATGCTGAGGCGGCATGAAAACCATTAGCTTTTTAATATACCCCCGATTGAAGTCGTTTAATTTTTCACAAATATGCTTATGGAACCATTTCATTTCATAAGCTGGAAAAAGGTAGGTTACAAAATCATCAAAATTACGTTTTGCTAATTCCGCTTTTGGATTGCAATTCAGCAAGCTTTCGTAATTCATCATCTGACAATTTAGTTAAATCAGGCTTATTTATTGACTCTCCTTTGGTTGTAACATCAGTCTCGGTCTTATCCTTCCAATCATGCTTATTGATCAATACGAACTTAGTCATTGTGGCGTTTAATCTATCTCCGACCCCGTATTTTTGAAGCTTTAACTCCTGAATTGCTTTTGCTTTATCAATTAAATAGGAAAACGAGGAGAATTTTCCAACTAGATAACTAATTAAATCAGGATATAAATCATTCTCAATGATAAGGAATTCCATAAAAAATATATTACCTGAATCGTTTCCGTTATGGTCTTTTGCCTTTAACCAATTAATTAGGTCATTTCCAAGCCTCAAAGCTTTTGCCTCCGTCCATTTTGGTTCAGGCTGATAATCTTTAGAAAATTGCTTTCCGTCGCTTGGTTTTATATTTTTATTGCCGCCTGGCATATCTCATTTCTTAATGATTCACTCAAAATTACAATAGTTTGCTCGATTTTCCCATCTGGTTGAAATTACCGGATGATGTTATTACATAAGAATTAGTTTCTGTCTTAATTAAACAAGTTTTAATATGGGTATTCAAGTATTTAACATTAAAATTTTCATTGTTTTCTAAATAATTAAAAGTCCCTACAACCATTTGAATTCGCTAATTAAAAGTGATTCCGTGTTCTTTTCAACTGGCTTATCAAAGAAACTTTTTTTATGTTTGTCGGATGTCTTTTTTGGAGCTTTGAACATGATCGTTTGATTTTTCAAATGTGACTAACTTGTTTAAAGGCCCGGTTTACCGCCACCTGAAGGGTTTTTTTGTTTTACTTTACATTAAAGTATTCCATAATCTCCTCAAAAGATAAATCCGTAAAGTTAGCTTCCTCACCAGAACCGAATGATCCATCTAAAAGTAACTCTATATACCCCCCTTTGAAGGGGAATAAGACCAATGTTCCCGCCTCTTCGGTTTCGTATTCCCCAATTGGACTTAATATTTCAAGTAAGCCGTCATAATCGGCTACTTCTCCACCTATTCTTACTGTACCGTTTTCATTAATAGTTAAATTTTCCATGATCGTGTTTTTTAGTGTTTATGTTTGTTTGAATTACTTGTGTAAGTATAGACAAAAACATATATTCAAGTCAAGTAAAATCGAATTTATTTTTTCAATTATTTTTCAAGCTCAATGATTTTACCCGTTTCTTAATCTTCAATGCGTATTTCTCCTTTTTGATAAGCTTCTAAAATCAGGATCAAATTTTCAAATTCCCTTGGATTTCCGATTTGAGCCGTTTCAATGATTCGTTCAAAAATGTTGGTTAGCTTGTAAAAAAGCTGAATTGCTTCTAAGCCTCCAAGTGACTCAATAATCTGATAATCCTTTTTTAATTCGTTGGCTAATTGTCCTTTGATATTTCGAAGCTTCAGGGCTAAGTTTGAATCCCAATTTTTGACCGCACTTGATTCCAGGTATGTGGAGTGCATTACCTCATTCATAGATGAAAAAATCAACCTGTTAAAGCTGATTTGGTATATTCTCTTTTGCTCTTTAGTCAGTTCCATTAGTTTAGTTTTGATTCTAATGAGTTGATACTTCCTTTAATTCGTTCCTCTGACTTAATCAGATGTCTCAGATATTCTTTTGGGGTATTAGGATCTTTCATCCGTTCTCTGCAATTTTCCAGCATCGCTTCGAGTAAGGAAATCGTATCGTTTGTTTTTTTAGTGTCCATTTTTTTTAGTTTATCCCATGCAAAAAACCAACATTCCAGCATCCCTCATGTGTGAGTTCGTTTGTTTTTTCCATCCTGTAATCTTTTCAAATTGCTTAGCATCTAATTTGGTTTTAATATTTTTGGGGTGGATATCCTGATATTCTGAATTGTTAATTTCAAACCATTCGATCCAGATTTGGTAATCTCGCTTTACCGATCCAACACCTTGAAGAACCTCCCTGCCAGATTTTCCAAACCATTTTCTAAGATTTGGGTTTTCAATCATGAATTTCGTTTTACCGAAAACACAATGAGGTTCTAATTTGGTCATTACTTCCAAAATCTTACCTGAAAAAATTTGCTCAAATTCTTTGGATTTTGGGTTCCAAATTGCAATTCCGGTTGTAGTTCCAGGATCAATTCCAATTATGTAATCGTATTTAGCTTTCATTTTCAATATTCATCAGTTGCTAAAATTTCAGTTTTTCCATCCCATTTTTCAGCTTCTTTTTGAAAGTCAGAAATTACGATGTATTCAAATTCATCCGTTTCCTCATAATATTCAGAATCAGGATCAATAATTTGGCATTCACTCCATTTTGATTCTGGTAGTTCTTCAAGAATTAATTCATGAATCCAGCATCCCCACTGATTACAAAGAAATTCAATGATTGATTCTTTGTCTTCACCTATTACCCAAGTTCTACAATCTGAGTAAGTTGTTTTTGCTTCAAATATTACTGGTTTGGTCATTTCTTAGTTTTTACTTTCCAAAATTTCAATCAATACATCCACATGACAAGGCTTATCCAAAGAACAAAAACAAGATAAATCAAGTCCTTTTAATTCTTTAATGCTTGGAGGTTTAGGCAAGTTAAAATTTAGCAATTCTTGATTGATCCATTTTTTATAAAGGTCAATTATGTCTTTTAACTCAAATCCACAATCACAACCCCAATAAAACCAAGGCGAACCAATTAACTTTCCGGCTTTGTAATAGAGAATATAACCATCAGGTGAAAGTTTAAATGGATTTCCAAACTTGGTAGGCCGTCCGACATACTTTGAGTTTTCGGGTGATTTATATCCCTTTTTTCGGGAACGTTGGATTCTTTTCATAACAATTGTATTTCTTTTTTGACTTGTTCCCAATAATTAAATTCCTTTGAATCGGATGGATGACTCCATTTTGCAGTATTGGCGGCATATAATGCACAAATTTTAGCTAACTCATACTGGTCTAATAAATGAATCTCTGAGTAATCAGAAATTAGCTCAATTGCTTTTTCCTTTGGGGTCATTTCCTTCTCTCATTTATCGGAATCCAATACTTAGCAAAACTTGTAGAATCATCCCTTTGAATCATTGTCGTTTCAATTTTTAACCCCTCATTTCTGAGACGGTTAATCGTGGATGAAAGACGATATGCGTCATAAAGTGCTAAAGCTTGCAGGCCAGTAATGCTCTCACCTCTTTTCAAATGTTCAGCGATCAATCTTTTCTTTTCAGGTCTCATAGTGTTTTTTGTTTATTCTAATTATATTTCTAAATCATCAACACCCTCAACTTCTTTTTTCTTAAACCTCTTCAACTTTTCCTCATTCCTTTTTTTATAGTTTTCCAAAGCCTCCACAGGATCTTTGTCGGGAGGAATCAGGATATAAGTCTGTGAACCGAACTCACAGGGGACCGGAATCCTGATAAAACCTGTCAGGTCTCTGGACTTCCCTTTAGGCTCTTTTTTCGGCTTAATATTATGTTTGGCAAGATATCTATCAAGAACAGCAGAAGACACCTTAAATCGCTCGCAAATACGGCTCTTTGTCCACGTGTTGATCGAGTTGTAAGTCGCATACCGTTCTTTGATGAAAATCGCCTGCTCATAAGTCGGCTCCCAAAGTTTCATTTTCTTCCCTGTCAGTTCGCTGATTGTCTTTTTCAAAATCCAATTTCCGTTTTTTCGTTAAAATCAATGTCAAAATCTTTCACTCCCGAACCTATGAATTTATCGGGATTGTACAAAGAATTTTCAGGTTTATTTTCTACGGTTTTTGTATTTGGTAAAATCTGCTCAAAATAATCAAAACCGTCTTTTCCGATATATCGGTTTCTTTTCCGGTTAAAATCAATCTGAATTTCACTTGGAATTCCTACTAACTTTTGCTTTTTTATCTTATCAGACTTAATAATTACAGTTGTATCGGAAGGATCAACCCCACGATTTGGCCTCCAAACTGAAATAACATTATCGGTACTATCCGCAAAGGTTCCTCCCCCTTTGATATTGTAAAGGCTTGGGGGTGGATAATTACCGCTTTGCTCTTTTCTAGGAGTTGTTTGGTGCATAACTAAATGATAGCTTACATTGTTTTTTCGGGTGAAATTTATGCGATCCATCATGAATCTTGAAGCATATAAATGTTCCTGTTCGCCCGGCATCATTTCATGCCTGATTTTGATGTATGGATCAGCTATAACGGCTTTAATTCCTTTCTCCCATACCAAATATTCAAAAACACTTTCAATTTGTTCAATCCTAAAATCCGGGCTTCCTTCGTTTTCAGGATAAACAAAAAAGAAGTTATCCTTAACCAAATCGAAAGCTGTTAAATATTCTTGCTCTGAAAGGTCAAAATTTTTATAATGTCTGTCAGTGCTTTTTCCGGTAATTGTATGAATTATATCATCAAAAAATTCATCCGGCGGATAGTTTTCAGGACTGAAAAAAGCAAATTTCCAATTCTCTTTAATGGCTTTCAAAACACAAAGGTAAATCAGAAACTGGCTTTTCCCTTCATTGTTATATCCTGTCCAAAGATTGAATTCTCCGGCCCTCCAAGACCAAAGTTTATTTTTAAATCCGTTCTTACCCTGGATTTCATCTAAATCCCTAACATAAGTTTTGGACCCGGGTTCTTTTCCTTTACGAAAAGATTCCAACATTGAATCCTTTTGACCTGCAAAAGTTTTAATCGAATCCTCACAAAAATCTAAATCAAAATCCTTTTTTATTTGCTTTTTCATGAGTCTCTGAAAAGTTCATCTATTCTTTTTTTAAGCAAATCATAATTTCCTGTTCTTTTTGCTACCCCTTCAAACCATTCTTTTTCAAAAGAATTTGATAATGATATTTCAGAAATTAATTCATTGTGTAGTTCCCTGATTTCATGATCCTGAAAATTCAGTAATTTTATGTAGTAGCATTGAAGCAAATAAATCCTTTTAAGATTCTTTTCAAGGATTGCAAAGTTTTTGGTTTTTAATCCTTGATCGATCAACGCCCAAATATCCTTGTTTGATCTATTAAGTTTAGTTATGTCTTTCTTTTCCATTACCAGTTGTTGTCTTCAATTGTTGATTTTGGATATTTCAATCCATTAGGTTCTTTTTTTATCTCATCTATGTTTTTTTTGATGTAGAGGTTCAGTGAGTCTCTGAAATGCTTGTCGCTATTAAAAAGTGTTTCGAAATTTGAGACTTTCCAATCCGTTAAAGCTTTTTGGAATTGGATTTCAGTTAGGGAATAGATGTCAATCAGAACATCTTTAAATGGTTTTCCCCCAAGTCTTCCCTCTTCTAGGATTTCAATATTATTTATAGTAATTTCATTTACACTTACATTATCATTTACATTAACACTTACAGCTTTTTTTGCTTCGCTTTGCTTTTCAAAAAAAGCATTTGCTTTTTTTGCTTCAATTTGCTTTTCGTTTTTTGGTCTTCCTCCTTGTTTTCCAGCTTCAGACCTTTTTTGTTTTATTAAATCCCATTTTTTCAAATCAGACTTTAATGAGTTCTTTATTGGCTTAAAAGCTAAAGAAATAATCCTTTCTTCGCATTTTGGATCTTTATCATTTACATAATCAATTATTAACTTTATTAATTTACCAGCCTCTTCATCTGTTAAATCATGGACTATTTCCATCAAATCACAGTAAAGGATAAATGATTTTTTACCTTCCATTTTCAGTTATTTTAAACATTTAAACTTATTGAAGCCAAAAAAAAGTTAATCAAGACTAATAAATTTTACACCGTCAATCTCAACTAGCTTAACTTTTTTATCCTTGATCCAATTGTAAACCTGCTGAACCGTTACTCCTTTCATTAAGGCGTAAGTTCTTACGGTCTTTAGCTTTGTTCTATTGATTTGCAATGTTTCCATAAATCAAATTTAACAGTTTAAAACTTTAATTCAAAACGTAAAGAAGCAATAGCCCGAAAAATATCGGGCTAAAATCTTAGAATAATGAAGTCTGTTTTTGCTTTGCTTTAAATCTTTTTTCAGCTTCTTTGAGGTTCAAAATAGCTTGTTTGTAATAACTATCCTTTAGCTCAATCCCAATAGCTTTACGCCCCATAGAAACAGGGCTAAAAACCTCGCTACCCACTCCCATAAATGGAGTTAAAACCACCTCATTAGGATTGGAGTAAAGTTCTACTAACCTATCAATAACATCCAATTGCAAAGGGTGAACGTGCTTTTCATCATCTGGGTCTTTTGAATCCCTAAAAGGCAAAACATTGTCAATTCTGATATCATCCCAAACGCTCGAGGCGTAGCGCTGCCACACGTAATGATTTAGCTTGGTTATGTTTTCTGAGTCATTTACTTTTTTCAAATGTTCCCAAAGCTGTTCTTCGTTTAAATTGGATTCATTTGCATTGTTCCAAGCCCTTAAGATGTTTGGTAGAATTGGAGTTTCTCCAAAGTATTCATTAATACCAAACGGGTGAGTAACCGGAACCTTGTTTTCCCCTTTCTTTGTGAAAATCAAAACATAATCAGGCATGGCTGTAAAGCACTTGGTAGAATCTTCTACAATAAACTTATGCATAAGGCTCTGAACCATTGTTCTCATACGAACTTTCAAAGGCTCTTTCCAAATGGTTATCCTATTTCGATACTCAAAGCCATGTTTTTCATGAAGTTTAATTACCTCATGAGGAAAGTCCCAAAGCCTACAAGTATTGTCAAAAACATCGGTAACGTGAACCGCTGAAATTCGACCGGGCTTTGTAACCCTTGCAATTTCCTTGATAAGAAAGTCATATTGGTCCAAAAACTGTTCTTTTGTTTCACAGTTACTAAAATCATGTTCTGAGCTTGAATAATTATAAAGCCCTGCAAATGGTGGAGAATAAACAGAAAGGTCTATACTTTTGTCTGATAAAGATGGCATGACTTGCATACAATCAGAATTATAGATTGCATACTTATCGGTTACTATTTGGTCTTTTACTACGTTTTTCATAAAAATGAGGGTTTAATTATTTGTTTTTTTAAATCTTTTCTCTTGTCTGTAAATGAATTATTGACATTTTTAGTCAAATTCTCGTGTAATTCAATTGCCTTTTTTGTCTTCTGGTTTAAAGCGTCAATTACTCTTTTTTGGCCATCCGATATAACTAAATTAAAAGTCACTTTTTCTTTTTGTCCAAACCTCCAAAACCGTCTTAATGCTTGATAATATTGCTCATAACTCCAAGTTGGAAAGAATGTGGAATGATTACAATGTTGCCAATTAAGACCAAATCCGGTTATTTTAGCTTTGGTAATTATTCGATCAATTTCACCTTTTGAAAAAGCTATTAGAATCTCCTCTTTTTTTTCAATCGATTGAGATCCAATAATTTCAACCGAATTTCTGTCCATTTCTCTCAAAAATTTACTTTCTTGGTTAGTGTTACACCAATAGACAGAAACTTTATTTTCAGATAATAAAACAGCTTTTTCACAACGTTCCTTTTCGGTTTGCTTTTGTTCGTGTCTAACCTCAGTCATTGACTTTGCAATAGGGACAAACATTTGAATTTGACCGTCAATATTAATCATTGACCTATTCTTAACCTCGTGAGTATTGGTTATTAACTCTGGCAATTGATAACGTTCATTAGAGAAATTAACCGATAAATCACTAGGCATTTTAGCCATTATAGACCATTGATTTACCCATGCAAAAAAGTATTTTTCAGCATGTGGTTTAAGATAAAATTTCTCTCCAATATTTCTATTAGTTGAATCAACTGAGTTTTGATTATTTTTAAAAAACTTGGTTAACATATCCATATAACCCATGTGTCCTAAAAACTCCGAACTAGTTCCAAGTTCAATGAAATCGTTTGGGCTAGGGGTTGCGGTTGATAAAAATCGATAAGGCATTTTCTTTGCAAAAGCAGTTACCTGATCTTTTATTTTACCGTCAAAGTTTTTTAAAATACTTGACTCGTCTCCAATTATGCAAACAAAATCATTTCGGTCAAAATAGTGTAATCTTTCATAATTACATACTACTATTTTTTTTGTAAACTTTCCGTCTTTTGAATATTCAATATCGTCAATTCCAATCTTTTCAGCTTCTTGGATAAATTGGAAAGCAACTGCTAAAGGAGTTAATATCAATACTCTTTTGTTTGTTTTTAAAGCAACGTTATAAGCCAGTGATAACTGAACCAAAGTCTTACCTAATCCAGTGTCTAAAAAGTTTGCGTTTCGACCCCTTACAATTGCTTTTTCAATAGTAAATTCCTGAAAATCAAACGCCCTTTCAGGCATCCAAATTGGAGAAAAACCAAAATTTCCAAGTGAATGCTTTTTATTTTCAATAAAGGTTTGATAATCCATCATACCCCCTCCAAATTAAACTTAACTAACTTCTTTACAATTTCCCATACCTCTAAATTGATTGAATAATTCTGACTTGATCCGATCCGATTTATTGAAGTAACTAATCCATTTGTAAGCTCAACCTTTACAAATTGTAATACTCCGTCAATCGAAATTTGAATCTCAAAAACTTCGATCTTATAGATCTGTTTTTTGTGCTGAATCTCTATTTCGTTTTTCATCTTTTAGTGTTTTTATTTGATTTTGAAGTATAGGTAAGTACTCTTTTAACTCTTTTATTTCACTGACAATATCCCAGTATTCATTAACAATATATCGGCCTTGGAAATCGGTATTTATAAAATCCTGAAGATATTGTTCACAGTCTTTAATCCGGTCAATGATCTTTTTTTGGAGCCGTGAAAGCTCAAAAAGACTTATTTTTTGGAATGTTGAAACTTTAATCAAATCCCATTTTCTCCGTTTAATTTCTAACATACCTAAATATTGGTTAAAGTAATTTTAAATCCAATGCTTTTACCGGAAATCTTTTCTGGTCCAGTTCAACAATTGACACGTTTCCCATTTCTTTTATAATTTCTACTTTTTGGCCTTTTTTACCGTAGCAATACTTTTCCTTGGAAAATGATATTTCATCTTTAATTAGGATCGCAAATTGTTTATTCTGATCCATCTACTATCCTTTTAATTTTTCCATGTGAGGCTAAGACATTCTTTATTTTAGTCATACTAGCTTTCATTTCTTCCCTTATTTCTTCCGGCTCATAGCCCCATCGATATAAGTGAATAATCCTATCCTCCTGATCTTTAGTGAAACTATGTTTTGTTTTTAAATATTTTGGATTGGGCTTTGTTTTTTCAGATCTCAATTTAAGCCTGTCAAAAATGATGTGATTGACTTTATTACGCTCAATGCCTAATAAATTAGAAATTTCAGTCCCTTTTTTTCCCTGAATGTAAAGTTCCCTTATACGTTCGTTTATTTCCATTTTAAAATGGGTTTAGCGATAAATTTATTTTTTTTCCCTGACTTGCCGCAAATGTTTTCTTTCCGGTTAACTCAGATACATCCTGAATGAATTTTCTTTCATGGGAATTTCCATCGGACAAATGAAGCAGGACAATATTTTTAACCTTAGATAAGTCATTTGATTGTAGAAAGATTTTAAGCGTTTCTAAGCTCAAATGTGATTCCTGAACCCGATTGTAAAGGAATCCTTTCAAAGATCCTTGAATTAGTCTTTCATTCATTAAATCAGTTGAATAGTTACACTCAATCAATAAGTGGTTTAAGCCCTCGAATTTCCAAGTGAGATATTTGGTATCTGTAATGAATACCATTTTCCCTATTTCATGATGAAAGATTAGAAATCCAACTGTTGGCACATCGTGAACTAATTTGAATGGAAGGATTTTGAAAGATCCTAATTCGAATGATTTTGAAGCCTCCAAAGGTTTTAGTCTATGTGACTCAAATTTGAGAGAATCAATCGTTTCTTTTTGTGTATAAACATTGATTCCTGATTTACAATATTGTTCGGCTTTTCCAGAATGATCTAAATGGGAATGAGTGACTAAAGCCCCGTGAAGCCCTGAAAGATCGAATTCCAATACTTTCATAACCTCAATTAAAGGCATGCCACATTCTAAAATAAGGGCTTCTCTATTGGAAGCCCTTAAAATATAACCGTTGCCTTTTGAACCGCTGCCTAGGATGTGGAGGATCATTTAAAATCCCGGCTTTTGTTTCTCAAACTCCAATTCAGGCTTTGAACCCTCTTTTTTCGATTGAGTTGGTTCCGTCTCCATTTTTTCTTTTGGACTTTCTTTCATTTCCTCAAAATCAACAAATTCAGAATTTTCCCCCGGCTTAGAAATGGGTTTATTGATAGGCTGATTTTCATCGTCATCAAATAAATCTGAATCTGAACTTGAATTGATAATCGTTTTCAAAGCTCGATTGATAACAGTCTTTTTGCACATTTCCCCGGTGAAATTTTGGTGTGCCGGGCTATTCCCTTTCGTAGCCCCTTGCGCCCAAGATCGCTTAATTTCGATCAAGGTCATATCTTCCAACTTAGTTTCGCTATCGTTGAAAACGACGACACAATAAGCCCCTTTGATCTTGTTTTCATCCCGATTCTCAAACGGTGAAATATGGCTTAGCAAGGTTTTGACACCGAAAGCGTTAATTTCGGTTTCGTAAGTATCACCCTCATATACCAAATTCGCATTTACTTCTTTCACATTCCCAACACGTTTAGCAAGCGCAATTGAACCCTGATAGGATCTTTGAAAATTCAATTGGTCTCCATAAGGGATAAAATAGCATTGATTTTTGACGGGGCTAAGTCCCTGCACTACCATTTTCATCAAAGCATTAGCAATACTCCCCTGAGTGCAATGTTCTGTAATTGGCTTGCCATCTTTTTTGGTTTCAATCAATTTAATCCACGCAGAATTCAAGGCGTTGCTAGGACTGTAATTTGGAGGGAAAACTATTTCCTTATTTTCTGCAAGTTGATTTATTCTAACCTGCATTTTTTGAAGCAAGTTTTTTTCCGGTTCCTGCTTTACTACTTCTTTTTTCTCAGTTGTCATAATTGTTTTTTGTTTGAATTAATGAATAAATTTAGGATAGCCCAATGGACTATCCTAGTTTTTTCTTACTTAATTTCAACCCTTAATTTTTTATCCGGCAATGAAGCAATCAAATTAATAACTTGGTTTTCAGTATATGGAATTTCAAATACTGATTCCCTGTTATCCAGCACCATTGGTGCCGAAACTTGATAGAATCTGCAAAAGGTATTGATAATATCAATCCCAGCTTTTAATCTACCTCCTGTATTAAGTGTTGACCACGGAACCCCGTCTAGCATCGTTTCGCAAGTTTCTTCAAGACTTCCATTTACCAAAATATTGAACATTTTGAACTTAACAAACTGGAATTTATGGTTAATAGATTCCTCTACCATTGTCATTTTTCGGTTGATGAATTTTTCAATAACAAAAAGGATCCCTTCTAATCTAGTTTGTTCTTGAGCCAAAATAGTTTCTTCTTCTTCCAGTTCTTTCACCCTGTTCTGTCCCTTGATAATTTCATTTCTGGTTGACATGATTTCTTTCAATCCATCAATCTCAGTTTCAATCGCTTTCTTTTGCTCAATCAATTCTGAATTATCAACCGTTGGATCCTCGATTTTAGAGGCTTCAATTTCAGCTATTTTAGCTTCTATTTGATGCTTTTCAGCACTCATAAAGGATTCGGCTGTCAATTCCTTTTTCTCTCTTAATTTCTCATTATCAAGGTCTGATTTTACAGAATTAAGCGACTTTTCAGCTTCTGATATTTTACCGTTTATTTCGAATAAATCTTTTTCAGTCTTTTCAATGAGTTCTTTTCCTTTTTTTCCTCTGATCTGAATTGCTTCTATTTTGGCAAGCTTATCCAAGTTGAAATTTTTTAGCATTTCAGATTTTGATTCCTCAATACTTGAACCATCATGTTCTCTTTTGCATGTAGGACAGACAAAGGAATTAGGATCAAAAACAAGTTCGGATTCATTGATTTGGTCAAACTGTTTTAAAAGTTCTTCCCGGAGCGACTTATATTTTGTAAGATCTGTTTCAATATTTGATCTTTGAAACTTCAAGTCTAAAATAATTCTTTCACCTTTGGCGACCTCATTTGAAAGTTCTCTTTCGATTTTCCCTAAATCCTGATTATGCTGATCTGCTTTTTGTTTAGCCTCAAACTCAATAGTTTGAACCTTTCCTTTCAGGATGTGAATTTCATTTGTCTTCTTGGACTCAGCTTCAAAATGTTCTTTTAAGACTTTATTTTTGTCCAGGATTTTAGCTTCAATTTCTTCAATCTGCTTTCTAAGGCTTTGGATGTTCGTTTCAATTGTCTCCCAATCCTGAGTTTCTGGAATACCCCGTTTAGCCTCTTTGATTTGGACCGGAACCATATCCAATTGCTCTTTGATTTTTAACCTTTGACGGGTAATTTGAGCCTTGTAATCATCAATTGATTTAAAGGCTAATTCTTTTACTAAGCATTGCATTTTCAAATCATTCCCAGCAATTTCAATATCTGTAATTTCCCCGGCCATGTTGATTAATTCTTTTCTTCGATCCTTCCAGTTCAGAGAATTGAAGTAAAGGGGATTTGTAACGAGCTTAAAAATAGATTCACTCATAATCCCATTAATCCGTTCATTGAAATCCTTCAATGAAAGTGGCACATCATCAAAAAATAAAGTCGTTTCATGGCCTGTAAATTCAGGGGTTTCCGATCCTTTCTTTTTTGTCCATTTTTCAGAATAGATCCTCTTAACCGGAATATGACGACCGTCCAAATCAAACTTCAAATAGACCTCATGATCTTGCTTATTAAGCTCTGTTTTGACCGTATTTTTGATTTCGTGGTCTTTCCGGTCTTGTTGATCTTTTCCCCATAATGCCCAAAAAATAGCGTCTCCAATGGATGATTTTCCAAGTCCATTAAATCCAAAAATATTGGTTTCCTGACCTAGTTTAACTTCAAAAGATTCAATTCCTTTGAAGTTGTTGATTTTGATTTCGATTAGTTTTAGTGTTTTCATTTTTTTAGTTCATTAGTTTCTCAAGTTCCAAGCTTACTTTTAAGTAGATATTTTTGAATTCAGTTTCAGATATTGGAGTAAATCCAGTTGAAACGTAAAGCCCAACCGTACCTTTGCTAATCACTTCAATTGAGGGATAAAGCATTAAATCAGCGTTAAATTCATGATCTACTACCCGGATAGCGGACTTTTCACCTACGGTCATAAAATAAAAGCTGTCATTTCGTTTTGACTTAAAATAAAGGGGTAAGTCAACCTCTTTTTCGATTGTGGTTTCAATTGTGATTTTCATAATTTTGTGTTTTTGAGTTTGAATTTTTCGAAAAGTAGAAACTCAGAATCGAATAACCTAGAAAAATTTTATCTTTTTTCACCTATAAAAAATAAATGGGATTCTTCTTTGAATTGTGGTAAATTGCGCTTAGTATTGGAAAATGAAAAAATAGGAAATAAATGAAAACACGCACAAAAGTATACAAAAAGACAGGGCTTACCGCTGCAATAATTATACTAATCTGCATGATTATTATCATGGCACAAAGCCCGGCTAAAGCACAAAAAATCAGAAAATCAACCGATCTGGAATACCACGAAAGATTGCAAAAAGCTTATAACTGGAATGTTTCAAGATCAAATTGGCTTAAAAACGATCTGAAAACAGCTAAAAAAAATAAGAAGCTGCGGAAAAATCGTAAAAAAGAAGCGATCAGAAAAGAAAGGATTTTGGCTAAAATAGAAAGGATAAAAAATGATTAGGCTAACTGTTTTTTTTCTGATAATACTCTTTTCAGGATGTCGTGAAACGGCTTATTTGACAAATAAAGGAGTTGTTAGGGAAATAAATTGCAGATATGGTTATGTCCTAGTTGAATTCGAATGCGTTCAACAACGTTATGAAAACCAGCCTTGCGGAGCAACTGTGCCTTTTGATATTAATGAATTCGGTAAAGCTGAATTGGGGCAGGTTGTTAAAATATCCGGTAACCTACCGTGATAGATTCGGTAGTCAACCCAAAAAGATACCTGTCATGAATAAAGGTTCCCCCGACAAATGGAGTAAGTTGTTTGTTCACCCCGGCCCCTAGGTAAAATCCTCGGGGCTTTTTTGTTATGGTTATTGTTTTTGTTTCGGTTACCAAGGGGATATTAAAATCAGTCGAAAGAGCCATGTTTAAAAGCTTTCCAGCCACTTCCCCCGAAACAGTAGCATTTCCATATTGAACATCAAATGACTCTGAAAAACGGCTTATAGGAACCGAAACAAGGACTGTATCGAATTGCATTAAAGTATCCCTGCTAAATACGTGTTTAATTTGTGTCCTGTAAACAGTATCCCTGACAACCTGATAAACAGTGTCTCTTTCAACAACCGTAGTAGTTCTGGTAATAGTGTCAGGGCCTTTGCAGTCTCTAAGCAAGAATCCTAAAATTATCCCTAAAAGAACTATTGCGGCATATTTCATATCCTGGCATATTCTTCCAATGCGTCGAAGCATGGACAATCTTTTTTAACGCCTTCAAAATCTCTGTGGCCTTGAATAAAAGGCCTTCTGCCAGCGTACCCGATAGCCTCACAGATGCAATCAATGATTGCGGCTTTTTGTTGCGGAGTACGGTTATCAATAGACTTTCCTTCCTTATCAATTCCACCTATGTAACTGATATGAATTGAATTCCGGTTGTGACCTTTAACCCCGTTAGTAGGCTTATCAAAAGATTCCAGCTTGTTAATAGTTCCGTCAGGCTCAATGATTCTGTGATACCCAGGGCTATTCCATCCTAATTTCTCCTTCCAATATCTTTGGATATTTTCAACCGTTGCAGTCTGATGAGTTGCGGTTGTATGAATGACTATATATTTAATCTCTCTTTTCATCTTCATCACAAATATCTGAGCCTTCGATTTTCTTAATTAACTTCTTTTCAATGATATCGAATAGCTTTTCTGCAAGCGTAAAAATATAGGGCTTGCTCCCGAATCTCTTTTCAATATTTTCTCCGATTGAAATATATTCCCGCAAGACAAGAATTATAAAGACAAAATTTCTTATAAATGTAACGAAATGTTCACCTTGAGCGTAAACCCACGAATCCTGAAACTCAATGATAATTTTGATTTCCCATAGAATCCAGAAAAACACCACGTACATAAACGCCTTATAAAAAGTCAAGGCCAATTTATCGGACCTAATAAATTCATGATCGACATACCTGCTTGCTATTATTCCTGTAAATAGGTCCAAAAGTATCAACATCCCAAAAAGCATCCCAAAACTTACCGAAATCCCAAGAAAAGATCCTTTTACAAATAGTTCCATGATCGCTGAAACAGGGATTGCAAAAATAGAAATTGCACCTTTTTTATAAGTCAGTGCCGGAATTAATGCCGTTTGGATAGCTTTTTGTAAAGGATTCATTTTTTATTATCCGAATTATTGCAAAACTAAGACATGGCAGGATTATTAGTCCCGCATAAAATTGATAATAGCTAAAATTACAAAAATAGTGAGTAATATTCAAAACATTCAGCAATGCCAATGATCCAATACAGATCCAGCTGTAAAGGCAATACCTGTGAATATAGCCGTAGAACGCAATGAAAAACGTAAATAGAAGATTGTGGGAGGCTATTTCGCCCACCCACCAATAATCCAGTATGTTTATTTTAAACAGTCCCAGAACCCACCAAATTAAGTCTAGGGCGAGTAAAATAAACGGAACGTCTTTGATATGTTTTTTTATCTTATTCATCAGCCTTTGGTTTCGGAGCTCCTGCACCGCCTGCGCCTCCGATTGGGACGGGGTCGGTTGATTGGTAAGCCTCAATAATTTTGGTATTGATTAGCGTAATAACTGGATTTACAAAATCGAATCGACCTGTACCTAGGTAATTAATTAAATCAGTTAGTTCCTTTGCTGTAAATTTTACTTCTAATTCGTCAGGTACTTCTATTGTATTATTCATAATCTTTTTTCCGGGGTTAGATTTACTTGTTTCATAGCTTTAAATATACATTATTTTTTTAACGTCCTCTTACTTTTCCAACAATTGACCTTAATGGATTACCATTACTTCCTATTCTGTTTGATCCATTGTCGTCATTAAACCAGTCACCTACACCTATTACTTCTTCATGAAGACTACCACTTATCCAGCACTTGTTAACTGCCCATACTCGGCCCCATCTGTTGTTATCAAGACTAATATCAACTTCAGGGCCTAGTTTACCAAACGTAACATCATTTCCATCATTTCCATTAACTTCAAGTACTTCAAGACATGGTGGATCAAGTTGTCCTAATCCTAATCCCATACCGTCAATATCACCTTTAAGTAATCCCGTTACATAATCTCCTTTTCTATAAATCATAGCATTATGAAGATTTACAGTAAATACTCTTTCTGTATCTTGAGGCAGCGCATTATTTCCCCAATCATCTGAGATGTTGTAACCTTGAGTCAGTACAGTTTTAATTCCAGTTCCCCCTACACTTCCATCACCATAAAAGTTTTTGTAAGAATCAATTGACCAACGAACATATTTTTTATCTCTAGAAACTGATGGCACATTATTAAAGTCCAATGTAGTTTTAGCCCAAGTACATCCTTCAATAGATAATCTTGATTGTTTTGATAATACTGAGAAAGCATCTAATTGAATATTTTCAATATCTCCAAACCCAACACCAATGAAGTTAAATCGACCGTTTACGCCTGAATCCAAGCCCAAGTATCTTTTTTGAGGTCTAATAGTTCCTCCGATAAAGGTAATGTTTGATCCTCCTTGAACGCATAGGTAAGGAGCAGCCCATCTTCCAGCCTGTGATGGATTAGTATAACCATCATCATCAATTAAGAAATCACACCCCGTAAATACTATTCCATTACTATTTACACCAGTACTATTAAGAGACCCTATACATCCGATGGCTTCAAAATATGCTCCTGAAAAATCACAGTTTCCTCCAAACTGGCCTTGTACATCAAATGCTTTTAAAGCAGTAGTATATTGCCCACCTCTGATGTTGAATAACGAGCCATTACCTTTTCCAAATTTTCTATTAGTGAAAAAACAAAATGACTTTTCCATAATGCAATCTCTGAAAGTAACTGCTCTGGCTTGATCTTGACCAATACTGGCTCCAAAAACACATTGGTAAGTTCTACATGCGTCAATAATTATAGTATCAGCTTGATATCCCCCAGAGTTCGGAGAGATATTAAGTCCAACTACAAACCTGGCAATTTGTACATTTCTAACAGTAGACTGAGCCGACCAAGGAAACGAATTACCCTGTCCATCTACCCAATCAAAAGCAATTCCTGTTAAAGCATCATATCTATCAATAGATACTCCTTCACTTAACCAATTTTTAACTTCCCAAAGCGCAGTGGTATTTAGAATTCCTGAGTTAAAAATTTCATTAGGTTTTTCATTTATTCCTATTAAATTAAAATCTTCTATAACAGTTCCAAATCTGCTGCCTCTGATATTCATTGCAGGCCCAGATTTACCTAGATACTTTATGCAAGAACTTGCTTCATCATGATGCGTTCCAGAACCTACACCTCTGCCTTTAACCTTCCAAGCTGGAAATACCATTTGGTTTGGTCTGTTGTAAGACACAAATTCAATAGTTTTTGAAGTTTTAATTGGACTATCTCTACTTTCAAAAGGAATTACAAAAGTACCATTCAAGTGAGAACAATAAATTGCTGTTTCAAAAGAAACATCATTTATTTCAGGTGCATTTTGTGCTGATACACCAAACCAATAAAATGAAACTTCATTACAGGCTGTTGGATAAATAGAGGGTTTCTTTTCACCTTCTACTTTAAAGATGTAACTTCTTTCATCTGCATGAATCCTCGAATGAATTTGAGTTTCAGAATTTTTAAACAATATTTGGGCATCATAATCAAAACTAAATTTGATATTCTGAGGAAGTATCAAATCTTCAACGATTTCAAATTTACCTTTCAGGTAGAAATGTTCTAATTTTTCACCAACTTGCCCTAGCATAGATTTGAATGCTTGCGTATCTCTACCAAACAATTCAGCAAAGGGTAAATAAGGAAGATTTGAAAAATTTTCCGTTCCTTCTGTAGAAGTTGAATCCTCAGGATTAGGTTCTGGATAAGTTATAGTTCCTGGATCAACAACAGGAGGTGTTGGTTTTGGCTGAGGAATTGGCGCAGGAGCAGGTTCTAAATTAACCCCTTCTATGTTATTCCACCCCTTAGTTGTCTTCTTAAAATAAAGTCCATCACTACCAGTGTTAATCCATCTTGAGAAATTAAATCTGTCAGACTCTGGAATTGATCCATCAAACAAAATATTCATAGAATTATTTCCTATGTATTTAATCTCAATTACTTTACCAGTTGCTGCTCTTAATCCTAACAATGTATCAATGTTACTGAAATGCACTCTGTCAATGTCATCAGGAATTGCTAAATCTGTAATTGTCCCAGCTGTATCTACAATCAACAATTTGTTTTGAGGAGTAGGCTCAACTGCTACAGGTACTTCTTCCTCATTTAAAAGTACAGTCACTTCATCTACAATAGTCTTAATTCCCTCTAGCTTTTGTTTTATTTGTTGTTTGTTCATAATCATATTTTTGTAAACAGTAAGTTAAATGTAGGGTATTTTGTCATTTGAATATTAATAAAATCACTTTTTTTGAATGTTATATCTTTAATTATTAAAAGTAATATTTTAAACTCAGAATTAAGAGTCAGAAATTCTTGAAAGCTTTTACCTTTATTTTGATCCTCCCAATTTCCATAAATATTCAGTAAATCATTATATTCAGCGGAAACTTCTCTGAATAGTTTCTGTAACCAGTACTTTTGCACAAGAGGGAGAGTTTCAGTCATTAATCCTATTAACTCTCTTTGTAAACCTACGATTTGATCTGACGTTATGTTCATATTAGTTTCCTATTTTATACCAGAATCCCGTTGTTGGATCGTATATTAATTCTACTGTTATATAAACAGCCGCACCAAAAGATGTTCTTAATCTATTTCCTACCGAACTGTTTGCACTCTCAAATGTGAAATTAATAAAATCACTTGTTAAATTAACTACAGAAACTCTTCTTATTCTGCCCCCTGCATTTAGCCCTGTTATTTCATTTACTGTGCCTGTTATTACAAGTAATGTTGTTTTATCATTGAGTGTGATATTATCCAACCTACCAGAACTATTTATTTCTTGCCGCTCTTCCGCTACATTAATAGTAACATTTCCGGTGCCTAACAATCTATTTGTAAGCGTCCCGGAAAGAGTTACAGCCGTCCCCTCTACTAAGCCCCCTTTTGTTAGTCCCACCAAGGAATCTAAAGTAGTCCCGTGTGGGTTAACCCCATCGTCCAAAGTTAAACTGGAATGAGTTAAAGATAGAACAAGACCTGAAGTCATAACCCTGTTTCCTGACCCATTAAATGAAACCGAAACGAATGTGTTATTACCAAAGGTTACAGAACTCCATGCGTTGTCTGCTGCTGAAACTTTACTGGTCCATGTTATTCCATCTGGGCATGTCATAACTCTATTTCCAGTTCCTGTTTGAGAGACGGCTACAAAAAGCCCATTACCAAAGGTTACACTATTCCATTGATTATTAGCGGACGGTGTTCTTCCTGTCCATGTAATTCCATCAGGAGACGTCATGACACAAGAATCTCCTACAGCTACAAATAGGTTATTTCCAAACGTTATACTTATAAATGGTAATTGAACACTTGTTCTTACCGTCCAAGTTATTCCATCTGGGGATGTCATAACTCTATTATTTGTACCAGTTGGAGACACCGCTACAAATAGATTATTGCCAAAGGTTACAGATATCCAATTTGGATTTGAAACTCCTGTTCTTCCTGTCCAGTTAATGCCGTCCGGGGATGTCATAACATTTACAGCATTACCAGTTTGTCCAACCGCAACAAATAAATTATTACCAAATGTTACGCTATCCCAAAATATGTCAGAGGCACTTGTTCTTACTGTCCAAGTAATTCCATCTGGGGATGTCATAACTCTATTTCCTATACCATCAGTAGAAACGGCCACAAATAGATTATTGCCAAATGTTACACTATTCCAGGTATTATTTGCAGCAGAAGTTCTAATTGTCCAGTTAATTCCATCTGGGGATGTCATAACTCTATTATTCGTTCCATCCCCTGAAACAGCTACAAACAGGTTATTTCCGAAAGCTACGCTATTCCAAGTATTATTAGCCGCACTTACCCTAGATATCCATGTGTCTACAGAAGATATTACGCTATTATTTAATAAATCATATTTATCCTGCCCCAAATGATAAAATTTAGTACCGTCACCCCCATCTTTTAAACTTGTGCTATTATGCACTATTTGTGTACTTACTTGTGCAGCCGTTCTTCTTTGAAATACACCTGTTGTATCTGCCTGTACAAAATCACCTTCTGTAGTTGTTAGTGAGCGGATTCGGATGTTGCCAGCAGTATCTATTGATTGGGTGCCAGATGTTTGATTAATTAATAATCTTCCAGAAGAATCTATTCTTGCCCTTTCAATACCTTCACCCCAAAATAAAATAGCTCCCCCTGCCCCATTATATGAATGTAAATTAGTTGCGCCACCTAAAGCTGTTAATAGTGCGTATTGTCCCGTTACACCTCTATTTATTCTAATTGCCCGTGAATCTGACCCTACGCTAGTTCTATTTCCTATTTCTAATCTTTCAGTCCCATCAGTAAGTCCTATATTTACATTTAAAGCATTATTCTGTAATGTTAAATTACCTGTTGAAGTTTGTATTGTTTGTGCTCCGTTGGATTGTAGGTTACCATCCATTGTGATTCTCCATCTTTCACTCCAATCTCCTGTTTGTGTCGCTGAGTTATTAGTAAAGAATGCTAATCCCGATCTAAAAAAATTCGCTTCTGCTACTTGTATAATCCCCGCGCTCCTTTTTGTGTAACCAGTAAAATAGGGTTTCCATATAATCCCGCTACCGTATGTATTAGATATTGCATTATATGGTTGAAATCTTATAATATCTTGGGAATTCTCTACACCTAATCTACCCAAATCTATTTTATATTCTGGAACTGACGTGCTTAAAGCAAGTCTTTTATTTGTGTTATCCCAAACCAACCCACTATCCCCTGTCTGACTATTCGTTCCATTCCAAAACGCTACTTGACCTGATACGCCTGTACCACTAACCCTCGCATTGATCTGCCCCTGAATCTTACCAAAAGCACCCAACACTGAATCTGTAGCGGCTAAGGCACTATTCGCCCCGACTGCGTAGCCTGTCAGAGCCGCACTTCTTACAGATACTCCAAAGTCTTCTAAGCTTCCATCTCCTCGTAAATACTGCGATGTTGTACCCCCTATAATTGTGCCTAGACTGCTGTTTTTCCATATACCCGTGGCACTGTCATAGTTGATTAAGTGCTTGTTTAAAGGACTTATTACATTAACATCATGAATGTCGTGTAGATTAGACCCCAATAAGCTGTTGACCAATATTGTACCCGTGGTAGCGTGTACATCCACCACAATACCAACACTTATTTTTAGGTTAGGAGCCAGAGGTTCTATATTGGTTAATTTACCTGCCTGTGTAGGATGCGCCCATAGCTGATCCCCCAAAGCCCAAGTTTCACCAACTGGAGATCCTGTAGTGTTAAGACCTCTGACCTTACCGAAATAAGTTACCAACCCATCTTCTCCATTGAGTATTTCATGAGTGGTGACGCCTAAGAATCTTCTTGAAGGAATTGTGCCGTTAGCTATACCAAGTTGTATGTTAATCCTTCCGCTTATACCAACCGATCCCGCATAAGCTACCAAAGAACCATCTGGGATAGTTACACCTGTCTGGTTTTTTACGGGGGAATGATATACTTCCTGTCCAACCTGTTGTACAACCCCACCCAATCCCATACCAATTTCCATAGTATGATCATCGTTATTCCACTTAATCTGACGTGGAACTATACCATTGGGAGGTAAGTCATTAAAGAATAAGGAATCTAAAGTAAGATTATTGCTTCCTAAGTTTACGTCACCTGTAGCTCCAATGTAGGGGACATAATTTCCAGCGGGTTGTTTATTGTTAAAAGTATTCCAGTCCGCCGAACTTAAAGCTCCTGTATTTACAGATGAAGCTAGGCCAATTGAAAGCACCTGGGTGCTTGGAACTATACTTAAACCGTTAGCCGGACTTTCTATTGAAACGGGTAAATGAGTGTTGTCTCCGTTGTCTGGATCATTCAACACCGGAGGGATATCCGTAGATACATTCCCCGGATTGGAAGGCTTTACACCTTCTTTTATAACGCTCGAATAATATTTACTAATCGTTACCATTATGTCGTTTCAATCGGTCCAAGATCGTAGGCCTGAAATTCCCAAGAATTCCGGTGAAAATCATGTGTAAAATTAAGAAATGCAAAGTATTTTCCCTCATAAATAAAAGCCTCATAAGGCTTAATATCTAATCTTTGAATTGTTCCTCTTAATATTTGAGAAGGCCTTCCATACAAGTTGGCTAAATCCTGAACTTGCGCCCCTAAAAGCGGTTCGCTTGTGAAATCCTTTGATGTCCAATTTTTAGAAACAGGGGTATCGGCAATATTTAGCTTAATAGCGGATGTGCTCATATTTGTGATTGTGTCCCCAATATTAGTTTCATAATCTGAAAATACGCTCGAATATTGAACATTTGTAACCCCTTTAGCTCCCAATTGAGCCAATGTAAAGGCCACATTTTCCTCAATACTTAGTTTAAATCCCTTATAAATGACCCGATATTGATGACGGCTTCCGGTATTCAAAATTAATTGATACATTCGAACCTCCACAAAATCAGTTGTCGGAATTACCACATTCGTAATTTTTACCGTGTTGAATTTACGGCTATTTTGACAGGGAAATACGCAAAAAGCAACGGTTGTAGTGAATTCGTAAACATTAGGTGTGGCAGACTCCCTTAAATAAAAGCTGCCTATTTTCACCTGAATAGCTACCGAATGATTCCCAAAAGTCTTTGGATCAGAACTTGACACCGGAATCAAACCAAACTGGAATTCAAGGCTTAGTTTATTGGCTATTTCGTCCGCAATTATGAATCCTACCCCGGCATCACTTGAAAGCAATCTGATATAAGAAATGTTTGGATCTGAAAATCCGGCTGTCGTGGTAGTTGTCCAGATCTGACAATACTCACCTAAATTGTCAGACACGTATTGCACTAATGCCAGGTCTCCGGTAGGAACTGATGTAGGTTGATTAGAAGGTCTTGCGTTCACATAGTCCCAATTTCTTAGAACATATCTACCCGGGTATGGACTTGTTGGAGATGCTACATACCAATCATCAACTCCAAAATTAGCTTCATAAACAGCTCCTTTAGCTTGCTGTACCAATACCCCTAAATTGATTATAGCCGTGAATTCAGTATATGCCCGGCTGGATCGGATAACCCCTACCCTTGTTATATCACCGCATCCAACTACCAAATCATTTGTAATAGATCCCAATACATTGAAATCGGAATTAGAATTAAACTTGAATAGCCTCATTGTGGCCTTATTCATATCCGCAACCCGAATCACATAAAATTCGTCCTCCCAGAGAAATACACGACATAAGAAAGGTTTCAAGAGTATTTCAATGACTTCTGACAAAAATAAAGTTTCGTTCCAAACTACCGTGTCATTCGAATATTTAGCACGTTCTCCGTCAGTGTAAATAGCTGCTTCCGGTGTGAAAAATTGCAAAAACATACAGGATAAATCTGACATCCTATCTTCATAAATGTCGCATGAAATATTAACTTTTCTAGCTGTCGGAAATGACTGATTCAAAGCCCCGATTAAAGCATTTAAAGCTTTGTCCCTGACTCCACTCGTTCCGCCTGGAAATATCAAAGGCTGTGAACGGATAGAATCCAATCCTTTCATCCCGTCAACCGCAGTAAATTGATAGCTTTGAATTCCACCATCATTTTCAAATTCGACAAAATCGGGAGTCAAAAAACCACGGAATTTTACGATAGAATCTTTGTAAAGAACTACCATTGCATCCCTGATTCCAACGGTCAACAAATCACCAAAATAATCAGCCGGAGAATAAAGACTAAAATCTAAGGATTGACCGATAATTATATCGGTTAAATTCCTTTGATTGTCCCCAAAATTTAGGGATGCTCCTCTTGTTTGAAGTTCGGTAACCGAACCCCCGTATCCATCCATCAAAATTTCCAGCCTAACCAATCCGGTTCCAAGCGTGACACTTCCCAATGTATCGTAAAATTCAGTAAAATATTTCAGGCCATATCCGTTAATCGGGACAGGATCACTCGAAGCTTCAATGCTAACACTTGCATCCTCAGACGGCATGGTAAAACTAAAGGATGTAGCTGTAGAAATAACTACACCTAATCTAATCCATTGAATGGATGTAAATCCATTTATTAGAGATATCGCAATGTTTAAAATTGATCCTTCCTCGTAATATTGGACAGGCGCAACCCCGTTAACTGAGATTAAACCAAATCCTGAATTTATTGGGAGTTTGAGTCTATATTGTGCCATTTATCCTTTAGCGTTTTTTTCTTGCTGTCTGTTCACAATGTAAACCAAATCGGTTCCCCTCACGGTGAATTCGCCTGATAAGTCAAGGCCTGCAGTTCCTAATCCTGAACCTCCGTATGATTGAGCTGAAATACCGGAAGTTGTTGCGCCACCGCTACCTCCACCGCTTAATCCTTGACCAGCTCTGGATTGAATTGCGCTACTTATAGCTACCAGGGCAATACCTGCTCCAATAGCTGCAATACCAGCGGGAATAGACAACGGACCCCCTTTTTTTATTGCTTCCATTAATGATCCAAAAGCTATACCAGCAACCCCAAAAGCTATAAGTTGTTGACCTAGATCACCAAGAAAAGCCCCGATTGATTTCAAAAGACTTGCTCCCAATGCTTTTACCACATTTTGACCAGTTGCTAATGCTTCACCTAAAGCCTGACCTAATCCATTGAAAGCATTGAACAATCCGTCTTGAATTGAGAATTTAACATTCGATACAAATCCCTCTATTGCACCCTGAAAATCTCCGCTAAAAGCTTCAAAATTGGTTTTTAAATTTGCTAACGCAACAAAGAATTTAGACTCTTTACTTGTGTCAATGTCAGGTAAAATGTCTTTATTAGGAGCAACTTCACCTAAATCAATCCCTACATCCTTTATTTCTACTTTTTTAGGAGTTATTCCCTGTAAAATTTTATTTGAAAGCTTATCATAAACATCTAAAGTCTCTTGAGTTATTCTTTTCAAGAATTCTACATTTCTAGCCTCCAATGCCATGAAGCTCTCATTTTCGTCAAGTTTGGCATTTACTTTGTCAGCAAGTTTTGAAACTTCCTCAAATGTTAGTTTTGTTGAAGATCCTAAGTTTGTAACTGTTTTTGCAGCCTTTAAAGCCTCAAGCCCCCACTTAATCAAAGCGTCTTCTTCCGCTTTTATTGCGTCGACACTTTTATTACGTTGCTTTCGTATCTCTCCTAACTCAAAGACTAAAATTTTATTAATTCTTTGCTCTTCCGTTAATTGAGGCAATAATTCCCGATACTTCAAAACTTGAGCATCAAGAAATTTATTAGTTTCCTCAATTTTTTTAGCCAATAAATCCGCCTTAACTTCACCTGAAATTTTAGAGGTTCGGTTTAATTCCTTATTTAGGTCAATCAGTAAAAAGATAGCCGCACCTACCGCTATTGCGATCAGTCCAAATGGACCTGTTGCGGCAATAACGGCTGCTTTAAGCTTTACAAATCCAGCCGTTAAAACAGGTAGTAATTTAATAGCTGTTCCGATACCTAGTAACAATGGCCCGATAGCTGCTGCAATTCCAGCGATTACCACTATTACCGTTTTTGAAGTGTCGGACAATCCGTCTAAAAAGCCTACAGTCGATTCAATTATCTTGTTTAATTTCAGTAATGCGGGAGCTAAAATCTTACCAATTGATATGGAAAAATTATTAAGTAAGACCCCTGTTCTTTCAATTTGTCTGGCAAAAGACTTGTCCGCTTCTTCAAATGCTTTATTTGCAGCACCCGAAGCGTTAGCCTGTCTTTCAAGTTCCTGAGAAAACTTTTCAGCACCTGATCCTGCCAATACGTTAGCTGCCGCCACAGCCTCAACTGACCCTAAAAGCTCTTGTAAAGCTCCGTTATTTCCACCAGTTGACTTTTTTACAGCATCCAAAGCAAAACCAAGTCCTTTAGCCTCGATTGCGGCTTGCGCATTGGTGAACCCTAAAGCTTTAAATATCTTGTCAAGCTCCTCACTTGGTCTTTGAAGTCCTGTTAAAGCCGCTCTTAATTGTGTTGTTGCAACCTTTGTCGGGGTTCCCGATGCTGTTAAAGTAGCAATTGCGGCATTTATCTCTTCAATACTTACTTTTGAAGCAGCCGCAGCCGGAGCTATATTGAAAATACTTGCAGAAAGTTCCTCAAATGTTGTTTTCCCCCCCTGAATAGCAGCAAAAACTGAATCTGCAACCGCTCCAACTTCGCTAAAATCCTTATTAAAAGCATTTACAATTGAGGTTAGCCCGTCAATTGAAACATTTATGTCTGTAACCCCTGCAATAGCCGCTTTTCCAGCTACTTTAATGAATTCCAAAGCATTTTCTTTTGGAACCCCTGCAGAAATAGCATTGTAAAGTCCTGGCACCACCTTGTTTTGCAGAATTCCAAGTTCTCGAGATGCTTGTCCTGCTATTTTTTCAAGATCACCGAAGTTCTTTTCAGCTTCGGCACCCGTTAATCCAAAAAGGGTATTTACTTCTCTAAGCTTATTTTCTACTTCTGAAAACGATTTAACAGATGCCGCCCCTAAAGCCAATATTGGAGCCGTAACTGCTAAAGATAAACCCGTTCCTATCTTTTGAGCCTTGCTTGCAAATCTTTGCAATCCAGATTCAGCATCGTTTAAGCCTTTATGTAGTTTGTCTAAATTACCAACTATATCAATTTCTAAACGTGCCATTAGGAATTAAATTTAATCTTGCCTGAATTAATCAAATCACTCAATTTCTGACCTTTTTCTTTAATTGTTTCGGCCTTTGATAAGGTCATTTTCTCTTTTTTCTCCCACGGAAACTCCAAAACGTCTTTGGGTTTAAATGACTTTTTCATGTATCCTCTCGCACTCCAAAAAGCTACCATCCTAGCCCGTTCCCACTCATCAACCTGTAATTGATGCTGCCCGTCTCCAATATTCAAAATATCATCTATTGACAAAACAAAAAGGTCATTTATTGAGATTCCAGTTTTCCCAACAATGACCCAAATTGCTTTTTCAATAGGTAAACCCTCAGAATCGCTTACGTTTTTTTTTGACCTGCTTTCTTAGCCGTTTCTTCAATCTTTTCACTTGGATAAATCATAGAAAATGCTTCTGTAAGTTCATCTAATGTCATTTTGAATGAAATATCCTCAACCGTAACTGTGCAATCAATCCCCTTAATCATGCAATATGATTTATGAGCTGTATGTACAATGAAAGCCAAATGGTTAATTCCAACCTTACCGGAACTCGAAGCATCCTGTAATGAAGTTCCGAATTCTTTTTCAAAGGCAATTACAATCATGGCAGACTGGTATAATCCAAGGTCTAGGAACTCATTCCTGAATGTTTCTATTTTAGCCATAAATTATGTTGTTACCGTTCCGAAAGTTGGAGTCCCTGAAATATTTCCAGACCCTGTAAAGGTTACTATTTCATCCAGTGAAGAGGATATTTCAGCACTCGCAAGGAAGAAATTTCCGGTTATCACTTCGTCTCCAAATTCAAGACCTCCGTAAATAAAAGGATAAACATTTCCTACTTTAGCCAAAATGTCAAAAGCTGAATTCGAACTGGGTTGCTGGTAAATCCCCTCAAAGGACAATTCACCTGACTTAATTCCCCCTGTGACAAATTCGCTGAATTGACCGGAAGTCTTGCATCTTGCCTCAATAGGTTCAGCGGAAATATTAACCCCCGAACTTGTCTCGCAATCGATGGCCACCCCGTCAATCAGGAGCCGTAATGTGTTGCCGTTAATAGCTGCCATTGTATTTGTTATTTAGTTGGTTCAATTTTCAAATAATATTTTTTCCCGCATTTTTCGCAGGGCTTAGTTTTTTCGCAGGGCTTTTTTTTATCCTCAGTCACCGGAATTAATTGCTTATTCTCATATTCCAAATGTCTCATATTAGATTTCCTCTAAGTGATGTTCAATTGTTAATACCTGCCTATCCAAATCCTGAGTATCAATATCCAAATCCAGATTCAGGCTATTTGTAAGGATTGTTCTTCCGATCTTGAATCCGGGAATTGTAAAATCATTGCACTCAAGAATCAGGTTCATGATTTCCTGTTCTATTGTATCAACGTGCAACCTATCGCTATTTCCAGCCTCTGAGATTTTGATAATATCCAAGGTCACGTTAACTGTCCAATTTTGAGGGCATTGCTTACAAACCCTTTTTTCCTGTTTAGATTGTCCTGAAATCAAAACGTATGATTCAGGAGGTTCAATGCCCAAAGGAACTTTTTCAACAAAGGAAGGAACGCTTAATCCGTTCTGGAAAATATTGAAGTATGCAGCCCTTACATTTATCGCAGGATTAACCATACTTTAAAAGTACGTCAAAAAATAGAATTCTAAAAAAAAGTGATTTTTTCCTAGGAATTGATGGATTAATCCTTATTAAATTCCTTTGCAGACCGTTGGAGAATCTTGTCAATATTAACGGGGATTTTGTCACGTTCTCCTAGGAAGGCAGGGATCAAAAAAGGTTGGGGTTTAATACCTTTTTTTAGAATTGACATAGCAATAAACCAAGCTGCCCGATCAATATTTTCGGAAGATGCTTTGCTGGTTGTGGCTTTTTTGGTTTTAATAGAATAGGTTCCTCCAATATTTTTTCTTTTAACCCATTCTCTAATATTTTGAAAAAACTCATCTAAATCTCCGTTTCCTTTCCCTTTATATTGACTTGCTAAATCTTCAAATCCAGTAGGTATTTTAACGTGTAGTTTAGTCCCAAGTTCTACGTAAGGCGCATAAGGTGCATTTGAACCGCCTGCAAAAATATCGGACCTCATTCCGTTATCTTTTATTTCATATCCGATAGACTGAATTAATTTACCATTATCTGCAGGAGCTTTTTTCTTAGCCAGATTAACAATATCTCTTGACCCTTCGTCAATGATCATAGCGATGTCTCTATTCGCTTGTATATCAAACTCTTTAAATTTACGTCTTAAAGCTTTTATGTCGTATCGTGGCATTTTAGGTAGTAATTACAGGATTGAACGCCCCTGTTTTCTTTTGCGCTGAAATCCGAATCCAGCTTACAGGATCTTCCAAAGGCTGAGAGGCAAGAACATTATACCAAGTGCCGTCATTCAGGTTTCTAATCACCATGTTTTTAGTGACTTCAAAATTTGGGTCTCTACGCCCTATAAAAATGCAATCCTGATTATCCAAGGCTGCGCCTGACTGAAAAGCAAACATTGAACGCTGAATATTGGTGTCCTTCTTAAATTTCTGGGTGTGGACTAATTGATAGGTCACTGTTGAACCATTTGCAGTTGACGTGCTAACTGTTAAATAAAACTCTAGTTTATTCCTAAGTTCTCCAAGTGATATTTTTTGCGCCCGTCTCATTAGATAGTTTTGTCCCTGATCCAGTCATTTATCAACATATTTACATCGCTGGGAATGATTTGATTTTCCAATTCCCGTTGATCGTACCAATAGGTTATTAGCCTCTCGCATGCAGTTATTAGCTCGTTGGGAATTGAAGCACTGTCATCGTATCCGATTTCCAATACAATTGACCTTGGATTGTCTCCGCTTGTGATATTTACCGTATATGATAGCTTTCCTTCGATTAACTCTACTCCGGTATTAGATCCTGTTTTCAAACCTAGAGGATAGTAGAAAAGTCTTTCACGGTCCCGAACATATTCATTTTTGTCCCTCTTGTAAAGGATGTACCCGGTTCTTTTTTCTACCCATGAAACGGCAGATTTGATAAGCCTGGTAATCAGCGCATCATGATCGTTAAATTCTACGACTAAAAAAGTCTTTGCCTGTTCTAATGAAATTACGTCTAGTGCTGTCATAAATCAAAGATAAAAAAGATTTACGGTAACTCTAAAAAACGAAAAAATCCCGATCCAAAGGAAAGGGATTAAAAAACAAACAATTAACCACTAATAAGTCTTTACTTTTTACCACCCAATTGTCTTTTAATCTCATTTTGAATCTCCAATCTGAGATAAAGGCAAATCAGATAAGCGCAAAAGAATATACCAAATTCGAAAATAATTATGATCCTGTAAGATCCAAGAGAATTTTGCAGGAATAGGTAGCTTACACAAAGTATAAAAGAAAGGATTAGAAATGCACGTTCGAAGATTAGTATATTTTTCATTCTATGATTGGATTAAATTTTACCCCGTTTTCCTTGTCAATGTATCCTTCTTCAATTATTTTCATTTCACTGATTGATAAAATTTGATAAACCTCTAAAAGACAATTACTGTCGTTTTCAATCCTGTTTTTAAAACTAGAAAATAATTCATTTATATTTTCATAGTCACAAATAAAGTCGTTAAAACCTCCATTTGAACAATGTTCTGACCAAGAAAATAGTAATAGGTTTTTCATTGTTTTCAATTAATTTAAATTAAATGTCCTGAATTAGTTTCTGGATTTATTTTAGCCCATGGTCTATAGCTGTGAAATAGGTAAAGATTATTCATAATTCCTAGCTTTTTGCCTGATTTAATTACTTTTTCGCAAAATCTGACATCGAATACGATATTTCTCCCGTCAAATCCATTAACCAAGTCATAGGTTTTCTTTTGAAAAGCCATGAAAAAACCAGCTATAACTTTCCCGTGTGGCACTTCATTTACACTTAGATCCCTATACTCTTTAGCGATTTCTATATGATCCAATAGATTGAAGTTATCGGAGCATTTACCTCCGTGAAGTTGGTGTTGCTGAGAGTTCTGATTAAGCCTATTTGTCCAGCATCCCAATATACCGTATTGGTCACCGTATGCGACCAAGGTTTTAAATACTTCCGTGCCTGAATCAGGTAATAAAAAGACAGTATCCATATCCCTAATCACTATCCAGTCCTCATGATTGGTGACTAATTCGCATGAATCATTTAACCCTTTCGTTATATTTTTGTGAATGTTGTAAGGCGTGAAGTAGTGTATTTTCATTGTACTTTCTAATCTCTTTTTCCCGTTCAAATATGCTTTTGAAATATTCTGATCTCATTTGTTTTTCAAAAATAATTCTTGTCCTGTGAGGGCGTAATGAAGGTTCTGAAACTTATGAACTTCATTCCAAAGCGAATTATGAATACTAACTCCAAACCAAGTCAATATATTATTATGCGGGCTGCAAATAAAATTACCAAACCCAATCAAAAACTCAGTTCCTTCAAAGCCAAATCTAATCAACCATTCCTTGGTTATCGGGATTGGTTTGATCCTGTCATAATCAATTAATGAAAATCTTTCACCGATCTGACTGTTTACTTCGCCCTTATAAAGTATTTTAGCATGGTTTGATCGTATTTCAGAAATTTTACCTAAAATATCTCCATCGATTAATACCAAATTTCCAATTCTTAATTCTGAACTTTGTAAATTTTCCATATTCATTTATTTGTATTCTACAAATTCGGATTTTATCCCAAATTTCTCATATAAAGCTAAGTTAATTTTTCCGCTTGTCCTTCGGTCCGTAACCGACAGTGAAGATTGCACTGAATTGCTCCAATCCAATACTTCAAAATATTTTAGGCTGTCTTTAATGTCCATAAAGGGATGTTCAATCAATCCAAAGGCATGAATTCGACTTGAATATTCTACATGCTCAAAGCCCCACAATCCAAATTCAGGCCTCATTCCTCCAGCAATTTCAACGCATTTCTTTCTAAGGTACAGCATGCATCCGTTAGGGGCTGTATAATAGGAAATATCCCCGACATCTTTTATTTTACGTACACTTGGACTTGGATAAAAACCTTTTTGATTCCTTTCAAATGTAAGGCACAAATGATTAATTCCAGATTCAATATAAGGCTTTTCCCAACCTAATTCACGTGGCATCACATCATCATCAACTAAAAATATATGGTCAAAATCTTTGGCTAATTCAATACATTTATTCTTAGCTTTTGCAATGCCTTGTTGGGTCTCAAATCTGAAATCCGCCCAGCCGTTAGGCACTTCCGAAGCGTCATCGACTATAAAGGTCTCTGAGTTGTCTGGTAAAAACTTGAGCCAACTTTCAAGAGATCTTTTTAGTACTTCTGACCTATTATGCGTAGTTATACAGATTGCGATTGTTTCCATTTTAGGTAGTTTGGGTGGTCGTGGAATAATGTTTCGTTATATTTTTGATTGAATAATTCAAGTTTTGACCACATTAAATTATTCCTTTCGTTTTGTGTCCTTTGTACAAAAGTCTTACTTCCTATATGATCAACTTTTGACATAGGAACCAGCATAGGTTCAATATCCAGTTTTTTCAATTGTCCAATCAAAGAATTGTCGGCGAACCAGAAATCAAAATCTTCATCCAAGTGGCCTATTTTCTCCCAAAGTTCTCTTTTCATCATGAATGCCCATCCGGATAAATGCCGTCCGCATTGAAATCCTTTTTCATTTTCAATACAGTCTTTTTGCCTGAAATCCTTTTCGCTTATCGGGCTAACAACCGGATAATCAGCAGCAATCAAAGCATGTATCCATCCATTTTGAAAAACTAAATCATTGTTACAAAACATGATCCAGGGCGAAGATCCAGTACCCGCACCGTAATTCAAATATCGGTTGTAATTGAAATCTTCATGCAATCGGTAAGTGGTAGCATTTTTGTAAAATACTTTTTCAGTTGACTCCATGACAATGCAGTTAACACGGAGTGAATTAGCTCCTGATATAGCTGTATCTATTGCTTTTTGAGTCATTTCCATGCCCGTCTTTGTGGCATTTGATACAAATATTATATCCACCAAAGGAGGTGATAAACTAGCTTTTTTAAATCTTATTCCTGGAATATCTTCCTGTGCTACCGTTGTCATTTCATTGAAATCGTAATGGTATAGGACTCTGTTTATTTTGTGCTCAGTGATAATATAAAGCCAAAGAAGCTTTGAATATCCGGCATCTTCGCCCCTTTTTAAGGATGGAAATGAAACTTTCTTTGAAACCTCTTTTTTTATACAGCAAATATGATTTGGGATCCGGTAGTATTCATCAGGAGTATTAAAATCCGTTCGGTTGTCTTTTGAATAATAGCATATTTTTGGATCATTTCCATTTATGGAAACAGAAGCCTGAAAAACTATCGCATCACATCCCGACTTAGTAGCCTCATATATTGTTGAGATATAATCAGGCTCGATCCTGTCATCACAATCTACAAAGACAACATATTCACCTTTAGCCATGTCAATCATCAGGTTCCGCTTGTCACCTAACATTATGGTTTTATTATCAATCAGATAAATGATTTCAACCTCTTTTTGAACATCTTCAGGTAAGGATTCCAACTGGCCGTAAAGCATGTCAAGTGAAATTGGAAGAAAAGTTTTTCGCCTTTCAGCGACAGAAGGTACTAGAATTGATAGCTTCATATTTCCCATCCCCGTGATTCGTTGTATTCTTCCCAACTGGTTTTGTAATCTACAAAACCAAAATCAACTTTATGCCTTGACTTTTCAATAGATCCCAATCCATTTTCCTCCTCAATATAATATGCCTTAATTTTTGGATGGCATTTTTTGAACCCATACCAAGCCCTCCAAACGTCTCCGGTCCATGTTGGATAATTACCCATAGGAACTACCTGTTCTTCGATATTTTTAGGCCTGACATCATGAATCAGAATCATTCCGCCTTTATTCAGGCACTTCCAACTATTTATAATATCTTTTTCTACTTGCGGTGAGTGGTGGAGGCCGTCAATAAAGATTAGGTCGAACTTAAAATCTGGATTGAATTCATTCAAGGTCATAAAAAAATTATCAGAAGTAGCCGACATTATTACTTCACTTTCCTTCCATTCTGGATCACATCCTCTTTTTACTTCACATTCAATTCCGTTAAAATTACTTCCATCTCCAATACCTATTTCCAGATAACTTGTATATCCCCGATCTTTGATTATCTGATTTATTATTTTTATTCTAGTCATATTTTTAGTTTTTTACAAAAGTCCCATCAATATTTTTGCCTTTACGGTCCTTAATCTCATCATAAGCGATTTCAAGACATTCCACTGGATCAATTCCTAGCTGATTAGACAGGATTATCAAAGTAACCAAAGAATCTCCCATACCATCCTTAATAGCTTCGTAATCCTTTTTAAGCATAGCAGATCCCAACTCACCAACTTCCTCAACAACCTTTGCAAATTGCTTAAATTGGTTTTCAGGCTTCAATATACCTTTATTTTCAGCCCATAATTCAACCTTAAATTGAAGTTGCTCGAATCTTCTATTTTTCATCGGTTCCATATTTTATCCCAAATTGATTGCTTTTTGTCTTGGTAATCCAGTAAATCAGAACGCATAGCGTTAAGTATTTGAACAGCTTCATCGTAAGGTATTTCAATTATACTATCTATAGTTTCGATGCATAAATCTCCGCTATCATCATCTACCCAAAAATTAAGTTCGCTATCTCCCTCATATCTTAACTTAATCATTTGATCCCTCCTTTCTAAGTTCTTCAATCAAAGCCTTAGCGTATTCAACCGATTTTTTAGCCGCATCTACCGGGTTTGTGATCCAATTTGGATCGCCTACTATCGACTGTAATGCTAATCCTGAAAAGTACCCTAAATCAGTTTCTTTGTGCATTTTTTTTATCGGATATCCGATAAACCTAAATCTTCTCATAATTCTTCATCTTGTAAATCTGGATAAACTTCTAAAATCTTAGTCTCTACAACAGAAGGGACTTCAAAAGATACCAACATGTTTGAAAGGCTTTCTCTGATTCTTTCGTGGGCCTCAGTCACGTCCTTTGCGGTCACAATCATATACTGAATGATTTTCTTTTCCTTACCGGAATCACCGTCTGAAATCAAATAGGAAATTTTGCATTTAAACCAAATATCAGAATCCTCATAAAAGAACACGTCCACAATATTTGATTTGGCAATGTGGGTAATTTGAAAGTCGCCACGGATTTGCGACCCTAAACGATCGTAAATAATAGCCTCGCATTCTGTGAAGCTAAAAGCATCCGCTAAGTATTCTTCAGAAATAGACTTTAAAAGCCCATCTTCGTTTTCCTTGGCGTATTTTACCTTGACTAAAAACCAATGTTTCATTTTGTGTTTTTGTTTAAGTTTATGAATTTATTTTGATCAATATTAAATCCCATATATTTCAAATCATAGAAAAATTGGAAATTTATTTTTGGGTCTAAAAAGGCATTTCTTCGCCTTTTACAATAATCTCTGGATCAGGATTCAGGTAAAGTTTACCTTTTAACTGACGTTCGCTCCAAAATTTACCGTGGATAAGCCATCGGTTGTGGACCTGCTTTTTTACCTTTCGTATCGAATAGTAATTTTTGCCAGTTTTGTAAGGAAATCGGTATAATTCATTGTCCGATCCAAAGCAATATTGCGGGAAACCTTTTATTAACCACTTTGAAATTATATCAAAATTATCTTGATTCATTGAGTTTAAATTGCGATTTGATAGGAGTTATTGCGTGTATAAATGAGTTATGTGCCATTTTAGGACACGACATAATCCATAGAAATTTCTGCTTCAAGAACATCCCATTCGTGCCTTTTGCCTCTTGGACTTATTGCCCATTCTTTTTCACCAGTCTTGGTTGTTTTCTTAATACTATAATAATTTTTCAGGTCTGTAATTGTATAAAACATTTCGCCTTGTTTTCTGATTTTCAATCTACGGTCTTTTGGATATGGTATTAAACTAATTCTACCGTTTTCGTGTAGGCATCCACCTATGGAAATCAATAAAGTTTCTTTTGAAAGTAATTCTTTCATTTCTAATTGTTGCTTTTCGTATTTTTCAACAACTTCTTTTGCTTTTAGGTATTCGTTTTCTGTTATCATTTTAATTAAGATTTGTGAAGAAAAACGGCACATAACAGCACATTGCCAAAAGTGGCGGTTTAGTGCTAATATAAACTGTTGTGCTTCGGTTTAACATTCGTTTTTATATCAAGTTTAGTGCTTCGATTTCGCCACCTTCGGCAATCTGCAAAACGTTATGGGAAATTTTAAAAACCTTTCCCCACCGCACCCTAAATGTCGCCATAATCCCAAGCTTCTGGTTTATGATTTTCGTAAAAATGGTTATACCCTTCTTCACTATCAGCAAAAACTTCACTTTCAAAATTACCCCACACTTTTCCATAAGTAGGATGTGTTGCTTCAAAGTCGTTTACCCATTCATAATAACCTTCGTGAACTTCTCCTTTAATAGCCCACCCGTCAGGATGAGTTTTTTGCTGAATAACCCCATATTTAGTATATCCATTTTCTGATACTTCTGATGTATTTAGTGTCAATGCACCACCATCTGAATTAAAGTCTGTTCCAAATTTTTTAGTAACCATTTTTATTTATCTTTTAAATGCCCCACCCTAAAAGGTTTTTAAAACTATCCCATAACACGGGTTTGGCAAAATGCCGCAGGACAGTTAGTGCTAAAATTTAAGTTTCGAGTAGCGGCACTTCGCCAAGCCCGAAACCGTTAGCGGTAATTGTTAAACGACAATCGGTTCTTCGCAAACAGGACATTCACAAATTTGTAATGCCTTGTTTTTAGCGAATGACCATTTTGAAGCCATATCAATTTCTTGATGATTAAGTGTTTCAAATTTCCCTTCAACAATACCAGTTATATCAAAGTGTTTCCCTTTAAAGTAGGTAACTATGTGATTTTTCTCTTTAGTAATTCGTGCCTCACAATTAGGAGCAAACTTTTTTAGCATCAAATGAAATTGATAGCACCCACCATTCAAGTATATATCAGAAATGTATTGGTCAGTATCTCGAATTGAGTTAATCAAAAACAACATACCGCTAACACTCGCTATAATTAATGGCGGTTTAATGCTAATTTGATGCTTTGTGATTTCTTCTGTCATTATTGCTAATTTCAAAGTGAGTAATTCCAAATCCGCCACTACTCATAGCGTAAACGTTGCGCCTCATTGCTTCACACATCATCAGGAATGCAATCATTACAAATGCCCCACCTACCTTCATCCTCATCCATTTCCTGACCGCACTGATTACATTTTGGGTAAGGCCAATCTTCTTCAGTAGAAGGCAACGAAGGCGCAACACCAGACATACTCAATGCTTGGTGTAAGGCTTCGACTAAACCTTTCTCAAAATCCATCACGGTATATGGGTGGATATGAGGTAAGTGTATCATCGTTTGTTTTTTCACAATCTTCTCAATTTCTTTCTTTTTCATAATTATATTTTGTCTAAATATTTCGCACTGAGTATGTCTGTCGGACGTTAGCGGAAATGCCAATCGACAGCCTCCAACGATTTGAAAATTTCGTAAGCGACTTGTGGAACGATAGCGTTTCCAAATGCTTTTATACTTTCTGTTCTCCACTTTGAAAAGGTAATTCCGTCCAATTCGGTGGGAAGCCCATCATCTCCGCCACAAATCGGGGATTGAGTTGGGAAGTTTTTGAAGTTGTCAAATCCATTTCTGCTATCTGGTCCGTTAAATTTCCCTTTCCTCGTTTGTCTGATGTATTCCCCCTGCTTTCTTGTGCAGTTGGTGTGCATAGTATCCTCGTTAAAGTCATTGAGTGCATTGAACCCTCCTTTACTTGTGTGCTTTTCATTGTTGCCGTTGCACTTGTTGCATCCATCGCAGTTGGCGTTGGTATCATTCCCTTGTAAATGGCAAAATCCACTATTGAAAATTGCCTGGCATTCCCCCCTTTGTCCCTTCGTGTATATAGTGGCAAGTTTGCTTCCTTCATCATTTGTGCTACTTCCGGTCTTCCTCTTTGAATTGTGTCGGGAGTAGGCCACAAACCAAACTCTATCCCGTCTGTGGGGGGCGTTGATGGCACAAGCTGGAAGTACATACGGCCATACTTCGTACCCCTCAGCTTCCAAGTCAGCTTGCACTTCGTTGAATACCATTCCCCCGTTCCAATTAATAAGGCCGAAAACATTTTCACCCACAACGTAGGGCGGGTGAATTTCTCTAATTGCTCTAAGCATTTCTGGCCATAAATGGCGTTCATCTTCTTTACCTTTTCGCTTTCCTGCAAGTGAGTAGGGTTGGCAAGGAAATCCTCCTGTGAGTATATCAATCTTGTTTGCATATTTTTTAAAATCTGTTTTCGTTATATCTCCAAAACCTTCTGCATTTGGGAAGTGGTGTTTTAAAATTCTTTGCCCAAATTCGTTCCATTCGCACCAAGCTAATGTTTTCCATCCCATCCATCTTGCAGCTAATGAAAAGCCTCCAATACCTTCAAATAAGCCAAGATGCGTAAAGGCACTTCCGCTAACATCGGTTTGGCAAAATGGGGGCTGACTGCTTTCTATCATCTTTTATCTGTTATTGAACATTAGTAATTCTAATCGGCTTTTGTGGGTATAATTCCCCCACTTCGCCAAGCCGTAGGCGTTAGCGGCAACCCTAATATACCGATTCGATTACAAGAGTTAGGAATTTACCATCATATTTTTGTAGTTCATTTAACAAATTATGCCCTCCTACTACCAATCTTTCTTGAATCTCAGTTATTGTAAATTCTGAATATGCATCTAAAATAAAATTTAACTCATCCATGTTGCCTCCAATATTTCTTAAAATCAAAGCCTTTTTTGCTTCTTCTTCACTAATTTCTTTATCAGTTACATAATATCGGACAAAAACATTTTCATCTTTTTTGAAGTCTGGTTCCACATCTTCAACTAAATATGAATCACCGCACTTTAAGCATTCATATTCATTAATTTTTAAAATTCCACTGTAAATCATTTTTTTTGGAGACATTCAGTAATTTAGATTTAATATATAAATCTATCAATTAATATCAATATTACAAAAAAAAAAGCCTTGAATTTCTCCAGGGCTTTCAATTATTTAACCTAAATACTAGGTAGTGACGTTAAAATCAATCTTAATAAAGGATTCTGGGAAGAATACCGGAAGTGCAATTCTGGCCTCCACCAAGACTGTAGTCAGGTTTTTGGTGAAGTTGTCAGAATGTTCAGTGGAAAATCTCACAACCATTCCCATTTTTTGGAAGATCCTGGTTCCCCTAGCAAAGTCACCTGCCAATCCCTCACCTTGCGCAAATACAGTATGTTGGAAAATTGGAACTCCCCCGATACTCAACTGACCGTTTGAATTAGCTATAATTGGGTAGCTATATTCATCCGTGTTGCCTTTGTTAATCAGCAATTCCATGTAATCTTCAGGAGACAGCCATACAGCTGAACCCGCTCTAAGGTTTCTACGGATTTGAGCCAATGCGGCAGCAATCTTGTCCCATGAGTTTGAAGCTGTTGTAACTGTTCCTTTAGGAAGCGTTAAAGCAGTCGCATGGATGGAATAAAGGCCCGCAAGGTTCTCTCCGGTATTGTCTCCTTTGAATATCTGCAAGTCTTCCGCATCCAAATAAGCCTGAGGTAATTCTGTTGCCAAAAAGTCTCTGGCTCCATCAATATCTTCAAGAAATTCATCATGAACGGTTACATATCCAGCGATTTTTCTAACCGGAGCCTCTTTAGGGGTAACGGTCCAATCAAACTGATTCTTCGCAGCTCCTGCAGCTACCGTTCCAATCGCACCCTCTTTTTTGGTGAACTGAACGTACTTAATCAGGTTAGAAGAAGTAGGAGAAACTGCAATCGCATTTCTTGCATGTAGCATTTCATGCGCAATTCCAACAGGGGCCACGAATTCAGGAGCAACAGCCCCGGAAGGAACGCCTACGGTGGTAACCGCCTTCATTTCAATACTGAATTCCTTCTTGTTATGAGACCATCCTTTGAGACGTTCTACATGCTCTTCCATCGAATCGTAGATCGAAGAGGCTAGAGTCTTGGCTCTTTTCTGTCTGTCATCTGACTGAATTCGATTCATTTTAGTCAAAGCATCATCAATCTTTTTATCCTTTTCATCCAATTTTACTTGGAAAGATTTTTCAATTGAATTTTTTTGCTCTTCAAGTTTGGCATCAAACTCTTTTTTAGTTTTTTCAACCGCTTCATTTGCGGTTTTAATCTCAGATTCTACAAGCTCCTTAGCCTTAGATTCGGCATCCTTCAATGTGTCGGCTTTGCCTGCCTCAAAAAGCTCTTTCGCTTTTGCTTCGATCTTATCCTGGATTAATTTTTCTTCCGGTGTCATTTTTTTAGTTCTTTAGTTGGTTTAGTTTAGCAACATCTTTTCAAAGACCGCATCCACATCGATTATAATCGGCTTGTTAAGTTGCTTTTCCTGAGTGGATAAATCCGGCTCACCAACTTTTTGAAGTGACTGTTTACCTAGTTCAAATGCTTCTTTTTGAAGTTGCTTCAATGCGATTTCTAATTGCAAAAATGTTTCATCTGTCAAGGTTCCATTTCTTAACAGTTTAACAATTTTACTAATTGTTTCTTCGTTTTCTTTCAGGGACTTGGATTTGAATCCTGTAAAAGGTGTATTTGGATTAGCTCCCAATGTGACCGCTGATCCCTCGTAAAGTTTTATTTCTGAGATTTCACGATAGGTCATATCATCCCATTCCCCGTTAGGCTTAACCCAAGCCTCTTTCATTGTCACAAATCCGATTGAATGCTCTTTTACTAATCCCTCAGAATAAAGAATTAGAGCGTCTTTTCCGTAGCTTGCCTTAGTGACATCTGATTCAAAGTAGATTCCTCTTTTCTGATCTTCTAAAATATAAGGCTTGCCCATCGGTTGGGCCCAATTGTGCTGATTAAGGAAGAAAATTTCATTTGACCCCAACGGCCCGCGTTCCTGAATTGTCTTTTTTGCGGCTCCCTCAAGAATCACATCCCGGTCATAATCCTTGTTTCCATAGCTCGCCCAAAATCCTGTGACTTTTGATTTCTCAAAGTCAATGTCTTTGATTTCGGCTGTGTAGGATTTGAATTCTAAAATTCCGTTCATGGATTAATGAAATTTTCGTTTAACAAAGATTCAAAGAAAAATTCATATTTAAAAAAAAGTGGATTTCCTAGAAAAATCTGATTTATTTTTTTTGAAAGTGTCACTTATTGTATTCTTGTATATTGGTAAACTTGTATATCTATACTACCAATGCTTTGTCATGTGCTTTCACGTTGCTTTCACCTGTGCTTTGTTAAAATTTGATAAAGCATTTAATAGGGCAAAAGTCACAGTTTGAAAGATTTTTTAGATTTTTCTAGGATTTACGGATTAAGTTTTTGAAGTTTAGGGAATGAAAACACTAATAAAAATTGATCTTGATTCGATTAAGAGAAATGAGAATGCAGGATCTACTCAAACAATTTTCCCTGTTTGTTTAGAATTTAGGTTTGAGTGTGAAAAATTACCTAAATATCTTGTTGATGGTGAAAATTGCTATATAACAACAAGTCAAGAAACTGACCTTGATCTTAAAAATATTTTTACAGGAGTTTTAAGCGGATCTCCAGAATTAATAGATGGATTTAATCTATCTGATTTTACCAATATTGAAATTGAACAACATGCTCAAACTGTAAATCACTTACCAATTCCTGAGTATTCATTTCAGCGTGAAAACGGAATAGTTACTTGCTCTGAATGTGGGAAAAATACTAATTACTTTGATATTCAATCAATCCACCACCCAGAATATGAAATTGATAATGAGATTTGCGCTTATTGCCGGACGGTTGAACCCTTTGATTATGAATATGAAAGTATTGAAGATGCTTTGAAAAGGAAAGGGAAATAAAAAAGAAACTCAAAGACGATTCTGCTTTAATTATTTCAAAATCAACAAAAGATAATGCTATTGAGACATTTATTGAAATGGAAGATGAAGCAATTTTAACAGGTAAATCTTTTGAAGAAATTCTTAAAAAGTATAGGAAAAAGTAAACCTATTTCCTAATAGGCAATCCATCTGAGTCTAAAAGCGGCTGGATTAAAAGTCCACAACGACAATTAACTAAATTTCCAGCACTCGCACTCGGATCCCCCGGCCTATCCATTTCCTCACCTCCTACTAAAAAAGGCTCATCCATACCGACCTGCTTACCATTAACCTCTGAATGATCAGGCCTTGTTCTACTATCCTCCACAGATAACCATTCCTTAACTGTTTTGTATGGAGCCTCTTTTCCGGCTTCTTTAGTAATAAAATTAGCCGCAATAGTTGATTCTGTACGGGCAATCCTTAAAGCCCTCATCCGGTTGTAATTTGGATTTCTCAAAGTTTCTACAATAAAAGTAGCCTGTTGGGATATTGTCAGATTTTGAGCCTGTGATTTAACTAGCAAATCTTGAATCAACTTAACCGTAAACAGATTCAATTCAGATACTTTTTCAGCTCCAAAAACTACCAGGAACTCGGTAATTTTACGTCTCCAAAATTCGGACCCAAATCCTATCAATTTTGATTCCATTGAATGAATCCCAAGTCTACTTTTTACAGGCTTTTCAAACTGAGTCATCCAATCGGTTGTCCATTTTCCATGCCTGACACCAATGTACTCATAAGCCTTTCGGTAAGCTTCTGTTATTTCAGAATCACGGGCAATGGATTGGGATATTACAGATATACCTATTGTGATTCCATTATCTTCAATTTCCTTAGCCACTTTTTTTGACTGAATATCCAATGCATTCTTAAAAAATCTATAAACGGCCCGCTCATAGCTTCCATGCACTTGAAGCCAGCTAAGCAAATAATCTTTTTTCAGTCGCTTACTCATTTTTCAAATGTACAAAAAAAGCCTTAGAGAATCTCCAAGGCTTTAATCAACCAAAAACCACTAACAAAATCAATCATTCAAATATTTTTCGAGTTGGGATGCTAGGAATCTCTTAAATGAATCTTGGTCTTTTATATTTGAATTAGCCAAAGAAAATCTAAATTCGGTACCGTATCCTGCTGGACTTAATTGAGTTAAAATATCTTTTGGATCAACCCTAACCCTTCCCTTGACCAATTTAGCCCATTTTCCGGATTGATATACCGGAATTCCAATCCTGTAAAGTGTGTCGATTTCTTTTCTGTAATCCCAAATCATATTTGAAACGATGGCACCCCCTTTCATTTCTGAATTATCGATATTGTCAATAGATTTTAGATCGCCAAACAACTCATTAAACTTTTCAATTAGTTGTTTCGTGTAATCTGATTCAGTTGATCTTTTTAATATATTTTCATTAATCCAAACTGACCCAGCTTGATTTTCTACAATCTTATAAGATGTTCCTGCTCCAAGAAATAGATCGAAATTACAGTTAAGAACCTTAAATATTTGTCCTTTTTTAAAAAGGCCGACATCTTCAATTAATTTCACAAATTCCCACTCATCCTTAGTTTTGGTGTCCAAAAAAGTAGGTTTATTCCAATTTCTAGCTGGGCAATCGATAATCCATTCATCCTCAGTATTAGTAGCTGAAAAAGTAGGTTCAACCCAGTTCTGGTTTTGCTTCATTTGATCTATAGCTTCCTTAATCCAGTCCTTTTTCGATAATACCACCTCACATTTCATACCCTCCTTTTCAGCTTTTTTCTTTAGCTTTTCGATCTTTTCTAATAGGGTCTTTTTAGGTTTATGGTCTTCTTCCCAAGAACCGATAATTGGCTCAATTACATTGCAAAGGAGTGAATCTTGATTGATTATTTTACCTTTAGTGAATCTTGATTTACCATACATTCTGCAAAGCTTTTTCAAAGAATACACTTCTCCATTAACAGGATTTTCATCCCATTTCCAATCTGAGGAATCACCTATAAATTTAAAATACTTCATAGCGTTTTTAGTTTGTTAATATTAATTTAGTTTATCTCTTATATCTGCTAAAAAGGCTAAAATCAGCGAAAGCATTGATATTATCAAATAAAAATGATAATCTCCAGATGTTAAAAAATATTTTACAGCCAAAACAAGATATATAATAGCTGTAAATGCTAATAGTTTTTTCATCTTTTTTTTTATTTTCCCAATACTACAAACGATCACCCAAATAAAAAAGAAAATCCCGGAAAATATTTCCGGGATTTAATCGACAAACAAAAACACTATTATGGAAACTTAAAGAGGTGTGTCAAATTCAGCAGGAAAATCACTCATTGGAATAGCCGCATCTTCGATAAGTCTTTCATTCCCTGAAATAAATATAGAATCCATACCTGTGATTTCCAAACGGCCGTATCCTTTTGCCTCCCTCTTTTCGTTGTAAGTCAGTTCAGGTGACTTGGATAGCCAATCGGATATTTTAGACATGTCTGCCTGCATTTCGGGCAAAGCATTGTAATCTAGGTAAATCCTAAATTTCTTTCCGGTCCTTTTCTCAATCCCTTTGCAAAGTTTCTTTGTCAACAGCGATCCGATATCCTCGCATAGCGGAGCAATAGCGTTGTAAATAAATTGTTTATCGGCTGTGGATTGGTTATTGTAACTCGCTGAATCCTGATTCGAATAAACCAAAGGCACGTTAAATGCTTTGTAAATGCTTTCCTCGTCCAAGTTAGCTACTTCAATTAATTTTAGGTCCGCAACTGGTAGCCCTATACTTGTCCATTCCAAAGGTATTCCGGTCGGGAAAATTCGGCTTATCTCATCGTTTGATTTTTTAGCATCTATTAATGCTTGCTTCATTTCCTTTTTTTGATCAATACTCAGGTTATGTTCAGGGTTTTTAGCCCCGATAAATCCAAAAACCCCTCCGTTGGCCATTTGTCGGCTTAACTCCTTGTCTCCCAATTTATTCCTTAGAATTGGCTCCAAGTATGCTCTTAATACAGAAATTCCGTAAAGCTGTGACCCACTCCACATGAATTCAGGATTAAAGCTTTTCCAGTGAATTATCTGGCTTTCCGGGTAGTCTAAAAATTGGTTAGTCCCGTATTCCATCCTGAAAGACTTTACAGGCTTATTCATACCGCCTGATATAATCTGAATCATTCCGGTAGGCAGTACGAAATGTTCACTGTATATGTTTTTTTCGGGCTTTTCAATATCGATAACAGGCCCATTAAAATAGTCATAAGCGTTTCCAGTCAACAAATAAGATCCGACAAAATATTTAACCCAATCATCCCAACTTTGCATATCGTTAGGCTCATCGATTAACTTTTGAAGTTCTTTATTAGTAGTTTCGGTGAGAGTCTTAACCTTTATTAGTTGTGCTTTGAATTTTTGGGGTATTTCTAAAGACTTATTAAGTAGTTGAAATTCTTTAAACTTTTGATTTGTAGCACCTTCTTTTTCTTCGTAAATGATAACAGGAACGGAAGCGACTTTATTAAGAAGAAGATTAACACATCTGTTAATTGCCGCAAATTTCAGATATCCGTCCTCAATGTAGGTCTTGGGGTTATCCGGCATCATTATCGGCGCATCTTTGTTGATCCACCGGAAGGTATTGGCGTTGTAGAGATTTTGGCCCTGCAATAGCCTGTTAACCTCTGTTTTTATGAATCCATCAAAAATCCCCATATTCCTAATCTTGTTTATCAAAAGTAGGATTTTTATAGGGAAATTTAAAAAATAGGGAAATTGAGCGTATGAAAATAAAAAAAGCCTATCTAAATTGATAGGCTTAAAATAAATTATTGGCTGATAATTATCAATCTATCACCCTTTTTTTTATATTCTCTAAAGGATCAAATCTTTGCTGAATTCCGACAAAGTAAATCCCTTTTTCAATTACCGAGTGACGGTGATCTTTTTTAGGTAATACTTTAGCTTCTGATAAAGAAACTCCGGTTCCTTTCAGTACAGATTCTAAAGAATGATTCAAAATACATTCTTCTTTGACATCCAAAATAAAACCTCCTTCTGCTTCATACATATCATAATTTCCAAACAACGCATGGAAAGAGCTTGATCTCTCAGAAGCTGCGATGTACTGCTTTTCAATTTTCTTCAATCCGTTTGGAAGTTCGGATAAATTAAAGAATTGGGAGTCTCCTTGGTGATAATTTTTTCCTGTAAATTTCATAATTGTTTTTGTTTGAATGATTTGTAATATTAAGTTCTAATTCGCTGAAATCCAAGCATAATCTAAATTATTTGGGACAACTTCCGGCCTATGCCATTTTGCGCATTCCACCACATCGGTGAATAATGGGCATGTGTCAATTAAATACGTATTTCCGGTTGATGGACAAGTCATTTCAATCCACGCATAAGGTTGATTCGCTTCTCCTTTGCTGTTTTGAAGGAAAGAATACTTTTCTTTTGTTCTATACAATCTCAGTTTCTCGGAATAATCTTTTGTATGAAATATGTTTTTTTCATCCACTAACTCTGAATTTAACATATCCATTAATCCTGAATTACCAAAATTTTCTTTGATAATTGTGATTATACAAGCTTTAATATCTTCATTTTCTGATTTTAAAAACTCTTTTCTAGCCCCTTGAATAGTCTGTGAATTATTGAAAATTTTAGGCTCCAAATATCTTCCATTAACATAATTTTGGCCATATCCGTCTGCAAATGAAATAGCAAATCCAGATGAATTATGAAGACCGTTCGATTTGTTTCTATAAATATGATTTGGATATTTTGAAACTATGCATAATCCGTCCAATTGAATTGACATAAATGAGGATTCTGAAAATTTTATACACATTTCTAAATCTTCTTTTCTATCAATTTTAATCTCTGATTCTTTAAAAAAGAAATCATAAAATGATTCCCATCCAAAATCCGATGAATTACAATAATTAGAAAAATTAATATATATTATTTTTTGACCCCACACTTGGCTCCTCACTTGGCCCCACACTTCGTCCCCCACTTGGTCCCTCACTTGGCTCCTCACTTGGCCCCACACTTCGTCCCCCACTTGGTCCCTCACTTGGTCCCTCACTTGACCCCACACTTGGTTCCCCACTTGGTTCCCCACTTGGTCCCACACTTGGTTCCTCACTTGGTCCCTCACTTGGTCCCCCACTTGGTCCACCACTTGACCCCACACTTGGTTCCCCACTTGGTCCCTCACTTGGCTCCTCACTTGGCCCCTCACTTGGTCCCTCACTTCGTCCCCCACTTGGTCCCTCACTTGGCCCCCCACTTGACCCCACACTTGGTTCCTCACTTGGTCCCTCACTTGGTCCCCCACTTGACCCCACACTTGGTTCCCCACTTGGCTCC